TGAACAGGTCTCAGTCTTCACGCCCACGCGCGCACCAACCTGAGCAACCTCCCACTGATCCCAAGCCTCTGACCAGCACAAACGTGCGGGTGGAGGGGGGCGGGGCCAGCACGCAAAACGGACATACGGGGGACCCGACGCCCTTATCCCCCGATCCCCCCCCCACGGAGAGTGACGGGTTAACCGTCCGTGACGACGCTACCCAGCGTGACCTCGCAGCGGTGGTGGGTCTCGGTGACCGGCGGGCGTCGTTGCGGGCGATCCGCGACATGTTGGCCGTGGAGGCGGACGACACGAAGTGGTCCCGTCACAAGCGTGAGTGCCACTGCGTGTGTGGGATGAGCGATGCCCGGGTGAGAGTTGCGATCGCCAAGCAGCTGTGCGCCGTGATGGCAGAGCTGGACGCGCTACCGGGCGGCGAGGAGGAGACGGACCTTGACCGCAACGGCGCTGCCGTCGCCGACGAGCTCGCCGCAGCCCGTGCGCGTCGGGAGTCAGGTACCGCGGCTTCGTAGTGTCCCGCCCTACTCGCGGGGGGTGGGGAAAGAGGCCGTCGACTTCATGGCCTCGATCGGCCGGCCGCTGGACGAGTGGCAGCAGTTGGTCGCGATGGACATGTTCGGGATCAACGACGAGGGCCTGTGGGCGGCCTTCGAGGTGGTCCTGCTGCTCAGCCGCCAGAACGGCAAGGGCGCGGTGGCGGAGTGCCGGGAGTTGTTCGGGCTCTTCCAGCTGCGGGAGCGGCTGATCCTGCACTCGGCGCACCTGTTCCGGACCTCGGCGAAGCATTTCCAGAAGTGCCTGGAACTGGTGGAGGGCAACGACTGGCTGCGCCGGCGGGTGCAGAAGATCAACCGGGGTAAGGGGTCGGAGTCGATCCAGTTGATGTCCCGCTACGGTGGGGGGCAGTTGGACTTCATCGCCCGGACCCTGGGGGCGGGGCGCGGTGAGACGGGGGATTGCACCGTCTTCGACGAGGCAGCCTGGATGACGGTGGGCCACTACCAGACCCAGACGCCCACGCTGGCGACGATTCCGAACCCGCAGATCCACTACCACTCGACTCCTCCCGACGAGGAGATCGGGCCGATGCCTGAGGATGCGATGCTGCCCTCAGTGCGCAAGCGGGGCAAGGCCGGCGATGACCGGGTGCTGTACCTGGAGTGGTCGCCGGAGCCGGACTCGGACCGGTCCAACCCGGACACGTGGTTCGCGTGCAACCCGTCGGCGTACTCCCACGGTCCCCCCGGCAAGGGGCGGCGAATCGCGCTGTGGTTCCTGCGCAAGCAGCACGACAACCTGGCCGCGGCGGGCAGGCTCGAGAAGTACTGCACCGAGCACCTGGGGGAATGGCCCCCGGACGAGGGCCCCCAGTGGTCGGTGATCACCAAAACGGACTGGCAGAACGCCGGGGATTCGAACTCTCAGGCCAAGGACCCGTTGGTGCTCTCGGTCAACACCACTTGGGAGCGGACCCACACCACCGTCGCCGCGGTCGGGGAACGCCCAGACGGCGATCTTCACGGCGAGATCATCGAGCACCGCATTCACGGGGGCTGGGTGATCCCGAGGGTGGTGGAGCTGGCGAAGAAGTGGCGCCCGGCCCAACTCATCCTGGATCCTGCCGGCGCGACGAACGCCCTGACCGCGGAGCTGAACAACGCGCTCAAGGCCGCCGACGTCTACGACTTCAACGGCAACATGCTCGAGGTGACCCTCATGACGGCCCGCGAGGCCGCGGCCGGGTGGGCCATGGTCTACGACGCCCTGTCCTCGAGGAAGCGCGAGAACCCCGACGAGCAGCTGGCCGGGCGGAGACTCAAATGGCGCTCCGACGTCTGCGTCGAGGAGCTCACCGACTCGGTGCGGGGCGGCACCAAACGCCCTGTCGGTGAGGGGTTCGCGTGGGAGTGCAAGACCACCAGCGTGGTCATGTCCCCGATCAAGGCGCTGACGGACGCGGTGTACGGGTTCGTCACCCGCCCCCCGGACGCGATCGAGCCGTGGGTGTTCCGGTGACGCCTATGGTCGCCTCCGCCCTGGTCGGGGCCGGGGTCCTGCTTGTCGTCGCCGGGTTGGTGTGGCTGTTCGGGCCGTACGGGCTGCTGGGCTGCGGGGTCGTCCTGGTCACCCTGGGGCTGCTTCTACCGGTGAGGGAGCGGCGTGGCGAACCTTCTGACCCTGCTGCGCCGCAAGCCTGAGATCTCCCGGCTGAGCCAGCAGGACGTCCTCGACCTGTTCGCGCAGCAGCCGTACCTGGGCTACTCCACCTCGGTCTACACCACGGGTGGGCGCAAGACCGAGAAGATCCCCAACTCCTACGCCGCCTACGCCGAGACCGCCTACTGCTCCTCCAGCGTGGTCGGCGCGGTGATGCGGGTGCGGCGCGACATCTTCCGCCAGGCCCGGTTCACCTGGCGGGAGCAGACCGAGGACGGCACCGGCGTGCTCATGCACGACGACGCCCTGGCCGTGCTCGAACGCCCGTGGCCCAACGGCACCACCGGCGAGCTGCTCGTCAAGATGATCACCGACGTGGATCTGTGCGGGAACAGTTTCATCGTCAATGAGGGCGAGCGGCTGCGCTGGCGACGTCCCGACTGGATGTACCTGGTCCTCTCCGGTGACCCCGAGGTCGACGTGGACGTGGACGTGATCGGCTACGTCTACACCCCCGGCGGTTGTGACATCCGGCAGGGAACCCCGTACCTGCCGGAGAACGTGTGCCACTGGTCGCCGATCCCGGCCTGGGGTGCCCAGTACATCGGCCAGTCGTGGATGGTCTCCGCCCTGAAGGACATCCAGGCCGACAAGGCCGCCACCGACCACAAGCTCGCGTTCTTCACCAACGGCGCCACTTTGGGCCCGATCTTCGTCCTGCCGCCGTCGATGACGCCGGAGCAGTTCAAGAAGTTCCGCGAGGCCAACGACGAGGCCCACGTCGGCGCGGACAACGCCTACAAGCCCCTCTATATCGGTGGCGGGGCAACTGTGACGATGTCCGCGTCGACGTTTCAGCAGCTGGAGCTGAAGGCGACCCAGGGGGCCGGCGAGACGCGGATAGCCGCTCTAGCGGGCGTTCATCCCGCTATCGTCGGACTGTCCGAAGGGCTGGGGGGCTCCTCGCTGAACGCGGGCAACTTCACCGCGGCCCGCCGGATCACCTCCGACATCACGATGATGCCGCTGTGGCAGGACGTGTGCAGCGCCCTGTCCACCTTCGTCGAGATCCCCGACGGCTACGAGCTGTGGATCCGCGAGTCGGCGATCCCGTTCCTGCGTGAGGACGCCAAGGACGCCGCCGACATCGCCTCAGTCAACGCGCAGATGATCACGTCGTTGGTGCGGGAGGGCTACGAACCCGAGTCGGCCCAGCGCTACGCGATCACCCGCAACCCGACCGACCTCAAGCACTCCGGCCTCATGTCGGTGCAACTGCAGCCCCCGGGCTCCGAGCAGGTCGCCGAAGAGGAATCTGGTGGCTTCTACTTCGATGAGGGGCAGCCGCAGGACCTGACCACCTTGCGGTCCGAGCTCTTCCGCGACGCCCGGTTCGAGTCCCTGCACAAGCGGGGCCGCGGCGGCCGGTTCGTCAAGATGGTCGATCGGATCTTCGAGGCGTTGACCCAATGGGCCGACGCCGGCATGGACGATGACTCCGATCCGCTGGAGGGCTTCAAGCGCGAACACCTCCGCGAGGCACTGAAGGCGCGCGGCATCACCCCGAAGCGCGGGGGCACGGAGGGGGATTTCAAGGCCCAGCTTCGCCAGGACGTGCGGGACGTGGTCGGCGGGAAGAAGACCGCACCCACCCCGGTCAAGAAGGCAGCCAAGAAGGCCGCTCCGGAAGCTGTTCCGCGTGGGGTTGAGATCGAAAACGATATCCGCGCGGCCTTCCGCGACCTGGTGGGCCGGACCGACCTGCCAAAGCCGGACGGAGCGAACAACCTGCACGACGCCTTCCGCGAGGAGGGATGGGTTTCGCTCGCCGACATCCGCGACGCCCTCGGCGAGAAGTTCAACCGCACCGAGGTGGATGCGGCGCTTCGGCGGATGGTCACCGGCGACGACCCGTCGGCGCGGGTCATCCCCCAGGCCGCCCGGCACGGGCTGATGCAACGTGACCACGATGCCGCACTCAAGGGATTCGGTGACGCGGACCAGCACTGGCTGAAGATCGCCGACCCGTCACCGCGGGCCGCGAAGCCCGACGAGAAGCCAACCCCAAAGAAGGCCACCTTCGACGCCGCCGACGTTGCCGAGCAGGTCGCGGCCCAGTCCTCCGAAGAGGACGTCATCGGGCTCCTGAGTGCTGACCCCACCCTCACGGCGGCGAAGCTCCGCAAGGTCGCCGACGAGTTGGACATCGACATCCCGGAGAACAAGCGGGCCAAGACCTCGATCCTGCTGCACATCGCCGAGCACGCACCGAGGGGTGACGCTAAGCCGAACCCCGACGGTCTTGACGGGATGGATGAGGCCAAGCTGCGCTCCTACGCGCAGGAGTGGGACATCCCGAAGGCCCGGGAGAAGTCGGCCGCGCAACTGCGCAAGGAGCTGCGCGAGAAGGGCATCGGCTCACCGGCGGTGGAGCAGGCCAAGCGTCGCGCGGAGGCCGGCCCGGAGCCTTCCAGAGAGAGCCTGTCGCAGGACGAGCCGACCCGGCGGGTGCAGATCCAGAACCGGATCCGGGCCGCCTACTCCGACCTGCTCCGGGAGCAGGGCAAGCGTCCCCCGGACGAGTACGGGGGTGGCTGGGTCAACCTCGCCGACCTGCGGGACCGGCTTGCTGACGACCTCTCCCGCGACGAGTTGGACACGCATCTCGTGACGCTGGCCCGGGTCAAAGGGGTCCAGATAGTCCCGGAGTCCAACCAGAAGACGTTGACCCAGCGCCAACGCGACGCCTCGATCATGATCGGCAACCAGGACAGGCATCTGATCTCGATCCTCGACCCGACCCCGAAGACGGCCGAGCAGTACCGGGACATGGGCTTTCCCGTCGAGGGCCCGCCCCACCCGTCGAGGGCCCGCCCCAAGGTTGACGTCCACGGGGACCTGACGCCCACGAAGAAGGCGCCACCGAGAGATCTACCCAGTGGTGGCGACATCGAGACGGTCGGAAGCGTCAAGGAACTCACTCTGACCCAGATCGCGCGAGGCGAACATCTCACGCCCGCAGGCCGCCGCGCTCTCGACGCACTAGGGCCGGAAGGTCACCCGCGCATCGCCGCTATTCCCGACACCGAGCAGAAGATCCGCGAGGCGTATCGCATGCTCGCGGTCCCCGGCACTGGGTTTGATCACTACGTGGCCTTCACCGACTTGCGGAAGCTCATCGGCGAGCAGGTGCCGCGAGCCGAAGTAGACGACACGCTTCGGCGGATGATGAGGATGCAGGGCGTCCACATCTCGCCACAGTCGTATGCGCGCGAGAACTATGAGACGCGAAAGCCGGCAGCGCTCATCCTGGGCGGCCAGGAGAACGACGCTATCTGGATCGAGGATCCATCGCTTGCCCGGCCCCGGCAGTTCGGCGCCGTGGCCATAGCCGAGGAACTAGCGAACCGACGCAGTGGCGGCCCCCGTGACCCGATGATGTCGTTGCTGTCCGACGCCGAACTGCAGGCTGAGGTCGACCGGCGGGCAGCGGCGGATCCCGTGGTCACGCACGACTTAGCGACGCTTCTTCCGGCCAAGGCGGCGAAGAAGGCGGTGCCTAAAGCTACACCCACCGACACCTCCATCCACCGCCAACTGGACGCGCGTGAGATCGCGAAGGGCCTCGGCTCTGAAGCCGACTTCAAGCACGGCACCGGCAGCTACCTCGACGACGTGCAGAAGAAACTCGACGACGGCAAGACCCCAGGACAGGTCGCCCGGGAGGTGGAGGTCAGCGCCCAGACCTTGGAGAACTCCACCGCCATCCGCTACGGCGGGTCGGGTCAGAGCGCCTTCGTCGTCGACGATCCCGACTACCGGGCGCAGCAGCAGCGCCTCTACGACGAGGGTATGGCCAAGGTCCGACGACTGCGGGAATTGGCCGAGCGGTTGCGGGCCACGAGGCGGACGCGCGAAGGTGCGCCGGCCCAAAAGGCAGCTCCCGCTGCACCCGAACCCACCGACCTCACCTCCATCCGAGCACATCGGACCGCAGGCCGGGACCTGGCTGGCACCCTGGACTATGAAGGTCTCTGGGCCATCCCCTATGTTCAGGGCGAAGGTGATTCGTCACTAGCCGAGATCTGGCGCCAACAGGGCTTTGACGGTCCACCAAGGATGGTCAGTCGGACCGAGTGGGATCGACTCAAGGCGCAGGGCGGTCGGCCGATCTACCGGGGTGTCCGGGGACGCGTCGGCGGAATCTCAGCCGCGGAGATGGTGGATCGCTACACGAGCGGCGACCACTATCCCGGGGTTGGGGTGTTCGGGAACGGCTCCTATTTCACCGATAGCGCCAAGACCGCCGGTAGATACTCGACAAGCGAGGCGTATGGCCCGCTCGCGTTCAACGTGGGCGCCGAGGCGTTCGAGGGCAGCGCGGTCATAGAGGCGATGCTGCTTCCGGATGCCCGGGTGGTCGACTTCCACGATCTGCAGCGTCAAGGTAAGGCGTTGGGGGTACCCGATGGCTTTACTGGCGTTACCGACCCGCGCTCACTTGTGCTCGGCGACCCCGGCCGGTTGGCGGCAGCGCTGGGCTACGATGCGATCGTCATCCGAACAGGCGAGGGGACGGGGGACTACGGCAACGAGGTCCTGGTTCTCAACCGTACTGCCACGGCCGTTAGGGGGCCCGATGGAGCCCGAGATGTCTCGTCGCCTGGCCGCGATTCTGGGCCTGCACCCAGTCTCGATGCGGGAGCGCCTCAGGGTGGTCGTGGCGGCCCAGCAGGCGCGAGACTGGGACCACCTTCCGGACGACGTCAAGGTGCTGCTGGCCGAGATCGAGCGCCGACCCAGGTAGGAGCCGAACCCACCGACCTCGCCTCCATCCGGGCACTGTCCGACCCCGAATCCATGCGTGACGCCCTGGACCTACGCAAGGTAGACGACCTCAAGGCACTGCTGCGCCAAGAGCAGCTGCCGGTGTCGGGACGCAAACGGGAACTGGTCGACCGACTGGTGGAGCACCTGTCGGGCTCGAAGCCGTCACCCGCGAAGGCGGCCAAGGCAGCAGTGCCCAAGGCGGGCGGGCGGGCGCCTGCCGCGCCGGTGGTGGCGCGGGACCTGTTCGACGCTGATGACGCCACGGTCACCACGGCCTTGCGGGACGTGTTCGAGGGCCAGTTCGGCCCCTACACCACCAAGGTCCAGGTCCGCGTCACCCGCGCCGGCACCAGGGTCGACAAGCGGGGGCGTGAGCACAAGGTCGAACCGTCGATCAGCGTCGACGGCAAGATCTACGACGCGGATGGAACGGAGATCGGCTACTTCGGCCGCACGATCTCCCCGGTGGAGGTGCACTACCCCGACGGCACCGTGCGGCGCGAGGTCTGGGCCGACCACAAGATTGTCCAGCTCGGCGGCGGTGACTACGACACCGACCCGGCCCGCTACCACGGCACCGGCTTCGGTGGGGAGTTCAACCGCCGGGCGATCGAGTGGTACCGGGCGTCCGGAGTCCACGGGATCAGCCAGACCGACGAGAACGGCTACGTGTGGGCGTCGCAGGGCTTCAACTTCAGCCGAGGCGGAACGGTCCCCGACTACCTGGCCGACAACATCCGCACGTTGATCTCGGACCTGCGCGCCGGCAGGACCACCAGCGAAGCGACCAAGGACGAGTACCGCACCCTACCGAAGCAGATCCGCGACGCCCCTGACCTGGATGCGCAGATCGCCGCCGCCGAGGAGCTGCTCACCCGGGCGTCGGGTAAGCCCGGAGATCCCGGGTACCCGACCGCGTACGAGATCTCCCAGCTCGGCCGCAGGCAGGGTCAGCGCGGCAAGGGCGAGGTGTGGTTGGGCAAGCTACTGTTCGTCTCGGCCGATGAGATGATCCTCAACCCGGACTCGGGCGAGGTGGTAGAGAAATGACCGTCCCCGTGGTCCGCTCCGTCGCCGATCCGCAGACGGTGCGGCGTCAGAACGAGCTGTCCGACCTCTACCACGGCTGGCCCGCAGATGACCCAGATGATGATCCGGAGTTCGTCGCCCAGGCCCGGGAGATCATGGGCCTGGCGCCATTGGGCGAGGAGACCGCGGCCCGCAGTGGTGGGGACGTTCTTGATCTGATCATCCGCACCGCGGTCGACGAGAGCCTCACCCAGGAAGACCTCGACTTCCTCTACGAGGCGATGCGGGCCGCCGGTCGCGACGTCACCCCCGGCCGCGACGAGTTGCACCACTACTGGACCCGGGGCGAGGGTTTGGCCAAGTGGGCGAGCTCACCTACGCCGTGGAGAACACTACTGGCCCAGCTGGTGGAGCACGTGAAGCCACCCAAGCCGCTGACGGTCCTGAAAAAGTGGACGTCCCGCTGGTTCATCGAGGTGTTTGGCTACGCCGCCGGGTCGGACAAGAATCGGGTCGCTCACGGCAGGCCGCCGCGCGGCAACCGGGTCGGGCCCGGATAGGAGGTCCGGGTGGAGGCGCAGCGGCGCGAGTACAGGCGCGACCCGAAGGGCACCTCCACCGGCGGCCAGTTCACCGTCACCACCGGTTCGGCCCCCAGCAAGGAACGCCAAGGTCGCGCACCCCGTCGGGTGCAGGAGCAGGTTGCGCCGGCCGCGTCACGGCGGTTCACAACCCTGTCCCGGGATGACGACAACGACGCCGCAACGGTCAAGGAGCTCCAGCAGGTCCTGACCGCACTCGGTATGGGCAGCCTGAAACTCGACGGGAAGTTTGGCCCCAACACCGAGGCCGCGGTCAAGGCGGCCCAACGCCGCCTGGGGCTCAAACCCACCGGCAAAGCCTCCAAGACGCTGGTGAACAAGCTGCTCAACGCCTACGACCTGTCCCCGTGCGTGAAGCGATCGGAGGACCCCATGAGCGAGTACGACATCCTCCGGGCGGTCACCGAAGAAGAGGTCGACCTCGACGAGGACCTGGAGGATCTCCTGGCCGGTCTGAGCGACGACGAGGTCGACGAGCTCGGCGCCCTGGCCGAGGAAGGCGGCGACGAATGAGCAGATTCAGTCGGCTGTCCGCAGCGCTGGCCAAGAGGGGCGCCCACGACCCCGACGCCCTGGCCGCGCACATCGGCCGGCGCAAGTACGGGCGGGCCGGTATGGCGGCCTTGGCGGCGAAGGGCCGGGCCCGCCACGCCAAGCGCTCCGAGACACCCCTCGGCGGGGAGATCATGCGTTACGACCGGATGTGGCCGCTGGATGACATCCTCATCCGCTCCGGCGGCGACGGACGCACCGTCGAGGCCTACGCGGCGGTGTTCGACTCACCCAGCGAGATCACTGACCAGCACGGCCACTACCTGGAGGTCATCTCCCGCACCGCGTTCAACCGCGCCATCTCCCACGGCATCGACCGCATCAACGTCTTCTACAACCACGGGCTCAACCTGCACGGCACCCCGTCCGACCTCGGCTCGGTCCCCATCGGCTCCCCGGTCGACATCCGGCCCGACGGGCGCGGTCTGCGCACCGTCACCCGGTTCAACCGCAGCACGCTGGCCGACTCCGTCCTCGAGGCCGTCCGCGCCGGCGACATCAAGGGCTACTCGTTTAGGGGGAGGGTGTTCCAGTCCAACCCCGCCCGGGTCCCGAGAAGCCGGCCGGGCTCGCCGCTGCCGACCATCACCCGCACCGAGCTCGGCCTGGCCGAGTACGGCCCCACCCCCACCCCCGCCTACGCCGAGGCCGGCATCCTCGCCGTCCGCTCGGCCGCGGCGGTGGCCGCCCAGATCGTCTCACTGCCGTCAGACGAACGGGCCGAACTGGTACGCATGCTCGCCGTCTCCACTCCGCTCGACCCGGAGACGGAACCCGCCACTCCCGACGTGGGACCCGGCACCGAGGACTCGCCCGACGGGCGCTCCGGTCGGAACAGGGAAGCGATCGCCGCCATCCTCGGCGATCTCCGCACACAAGGAGTGCTGTAGATGGGCAAGAAGACCTCGGAGCGTCTGGCCGATGAGGCCGAGATCATCCGAGCCGAGATCAAGCGCATCGGCGAGTCCGACGAACCGTCCGAAGACGACGTCATCCTCGCCGGCGAACTGGCCGAGAAGCTCAAGGGCAAGGAAGTCCAGCGCCGCCAGGCCATCGCCAATGAGGACCGGCTGGAGGAGATCCTCGCCGCCGCATCCACCCCGGCCCGCCGCGAAGGCGTCGGCGCACCACAGATCGTCCGCAAGGTCGACCCCTACGACGAGGACACCTACAAGGAGCTGCAGCGCAGCCTCTACAACGGCGGCGCCGAGCGGGCCTCCTTCGACGTGGACTCCATCGTCAGCCGGGCCAAGTACGCCGCCGAAGCGGCCCCCAAGGAACTGTTCGCAACCGACAAGCAGCGCGACGCCGCCGCCGAGCGGGTCATGGCCCTGCTGGAGATGGACAACATCCACGCCCCGCTGATCGCCCGGCACATCCTGCTCACCGGCTCCGAGGACTACCGCAAGGCCTTCCGCGAGTACGTGCAGTCCGTGGGCAACTACACCCCCGAGCTGCTGCGTACCGCGATGAGCCTGACCGCCGGCAACGGCGGCGTGCTCGTGCCGGTGTTCCTGGACCCGACGATCATCCTCACCAACGCCGGCATCACCGGCCCCATCCGCTCCATCTCCACCGTCAAGACCATCGCCACGAAGGAATGGGACGGGGTCACCTCCGCCGGCATCTCCGCCTCCTGGACGGCAGAAGGCACCGAGACCGCCGACGCCACCCCCACCTACACCGGCCCCACCATCACCCCCAAGAAGGCCGACGCCTGGGTGTTCGGCAGCTACGAGGTGTTCCAGGACTCCGGCTTCGCCGCCGAACTGGGCCGCCTCCTGGCCGACGCCAAGGTCCGCCTCGAAGAGGCCGCCTTCGCCACCGCCAACACCGGCGCCACCCGCCCCCGCGGCGTCGTCGCCGCAGTCCAGGCGGTCACCGCATCCATCGTCACCTCCGCCACCACCAACGCCTTCGTCATCGGCGACGTCTACAACACCTCCGACGCGGTCAACCCCCGCCAGGAGTCCTCGATGGCCTGGCTCGCCCACAAGAAGATCTTCAGCAAGGTCCGCCAGTTCGACACCTCCGGCGGCGGCGGCTTCTGGGCCAACCTCGGCATGGGCCTTCCCCCGCAGCTGCTCGGCGCCGCGGCCCTGTCCTGCTCCTCGATGACCTCGGTGGTCTCCACCGGCGCGAACATCCTCCTCGCCGGGGACTTCTCCCAGTACTACATCGTGGATCGAGTCGGAATGAGCGTCATTTACGACCCCGTTATCCGATCAACGGGCAATAACCGGCCAACAGGGCAGAGTGGCTGGTATGCTTTCTGGAGAGTTGGGGCCGACGTCGTCAACAGCGACGCTTTCAGGCTCCTTCAACTTAATCAAGTGGCGGCGGCCACCGCCCTCGGCTAGTACAGAGCAACCGAAACGTGGTACAGTGCGGGGATGGAACCACTCATTCCCGCACTGGTCACGTGCTCCGAACCAGGCTGTGACCGACCAATCCACAGCAAGGGCTTGTGCCAACCGCACTACCGTCAGGCTCGGCGCAAAGTCACCGCGCCGGATCTGAACTGCGTGCGATGCGGCACCCTCATCCCCTCGGGCCTGATTGGCCGGCGCCGGCAGTACTGCAGCGAAGAGTGCCGTAAGCCCAAGGCCAATCGCGTGCGTACGACAGACGCGGCGTGCATCGAGCCCGGCTGCGATCGGTACCCGAACGGCGCCCGCGGCTACTGTCGGCCGTGCTACCACAAGCACAAGAACGCTGGTGACTTCGGTGGCGAGCTCTGCACCGAGCCCGACTGTGAAGGGCTCGCGTACGGGCACGGGCGCTGCAGAAAGCACCTTTGGCAAGCGCAAGAGTCCGGCCTGATTCCCCGCCCAGCCTGCTCGGTAGAGGGTTGCGGAAGGCCGAGCAGGGCGAACGGCCTCTGTCAGCGCCACCTGATGCGGGTCAGGACTCACGGCGAGCCCGGTGAGGCGGCGGCCCGGAGGCGCGCCAGCGGCGAGGGCCACCTCTCGAGAGTCGGCTACATCGACATCTCCGTTGGCGGTCGGAAGATCGGCCAGCACCGTCACGTGATGGAGGAGCACCTCGGCCGGTACCTCTGGCCGTGGGAGTCGGTGCACCACAAGAACGGGCGGCGCTCGGACAACCGGCTGGAGAACCTTGAACTGTGGGTGCGGGGTCAACCCGCAGGCCAGCGGCTTGAGGACCACATCGCCTTCATCGTCGAGCACTACCCCGAGGAAGTACGTCAAGCACTAGCGAAAAGGAGCTCGCCATGACGAGCCCACACCAGTGGATGTCCGGTGACTACCTGGGCCCGGCCAACTCGGTGCATCCGGCCACAGCCACACCCGATGAGGGTGAGGCGAACTCGGCGGTCGCGTCGTCGACGGGTAACCGGGACGGGTCCGGGGTGCTGGATGTGGCGAACATGTCCAACCCGGGTACGCACTCGGCTGGTTCGTAATGCCCGACGAAGTGATGCGCGAGTCCGATGTCGAGCCGAGGGGTTCGGCGGGGCTGGTGAACCAGGGGTCGAAGGAGACGGTCGAGCAGGTCGGCCCGCTCTACAGCGACCTGGCTGCCGCCACGGCGGCGGCGGCGATGTCCAAACGGGACGCCGACCAGGCGGTCCTGGACAGGTAAGCACACACAGACGGAAGGCCGGTCTCCCAGGGACCGGCCTTCTCTATGCCTGGGAGATGGAATGAGAGATCTGGCACTTACCGAGGCCGAGCGTCGGACGCTCGCGTATGCCGCCCAGCGCGAGGCGGCCAACGAGGAAGATTTCCGCTACTGGCACCCAGATCCGGTCGAGCGCGAGCGGCTACGCAAGCGCTGGCGGGAGATCGCCGGTGTGCTGCTCGATCAGGAGCCCGCCCGCCCGCTGGCCGAAAGCATCGCGGACGCGGTCGCGGAGGCAACGGCCAACCCCGGCCGCATCGTCGAGGCCCAGCCATGAGAGATCCGAACGAAAAGGTTGTGGTGGCGTTCCTGCACGCCGGCCAGTGGGAGTCCTCGTTCGGGGAGTCCCTGGTCAACCTGCTGATGTATGACGTGGCGCTGCATCGGCGGATCGTGCACGGCGGCGGGTGGATGGCGGTGCAGGCTTCGGCGAACCTGGCCGGGCCCCGCAACGGGCTGGTCAGGCAGTTCCTCAACTACGGCGCCGCGGACTGGTTGTGGATCGTCGACTCGGACATGACGTTCTCCCCGGACACGCTGGAGCGCCTGCTGGAGCACGCCGACCCGGACCGGGCCCCGATCGTGGGGGCGTTGTGTTTCGGCTTCGACGACAAGGGCGAGGTGCAGCCGACCCTGTACGGGCTGGATGGGGACGAGTCCGACCCGGAGCATCTGGGGGTGGTCCGCTACCACGAGTGGCCGCCGGAGACGATGATGCAGATCGCGGCCACCGGCACCGGGTGCATCCTGGTGCACCGCGGCGTGTTCGAGCGGATCCGCGACGTGCAGCTGCCCAACCGGGACCGGCCGGGGTTCAACGACGCGTTCCCGTGGTTTCAGGAGACCGAGCACAACGGCTCGCCGGTGGGGGAGGACATCACCTTCTGCTGGCGGGCGGGTCTGCTGGAGATCCCGGTGTACGTGAACACGGCGGTGCAGTGCGGGCACGTGAAGAAGCGGCTGCTGACCGCCGAGTCGTACTTCCTGGGGCGGGGGCTGCTGTCCCCCCAGCACGCGGGGGCGGCGGTATGAAGATGCGCGCGACCCAGAACTTCGCCTACGGCACGAAGCTGGGCGAGTCGTGGATCCACGGCGGCACGGTCCTGGAAGAGGACGACCCGGTGGTGAAGGCGTTCCCGGACCTCTTCGAACCCGTCTACGAGACGGTGCCCAACCCGGCCCCACCGCCGAGGCGGCGACGCAATGGCTGACTTCGTCGAACATGGAGGCCACGCCTCCGAGGCGGGTTTCGACGCTTCAAAGCTCCCGCGTTTGCCAGACGGACCGGGGCCCGGCGTGGCTGCACAGGAAGCCGTGCTGGTAAGGCCCGGCGACACCCTCGCGGTTCGGGTGCACCCTCACACAACGCCGGAACAGGGCAAGCGACTGCTCGACGAACTCCGTGCACTGTGGCCGGACGGTGAGGTCAAGGGCGTCGTTGTCGCCGCCGAGCAGATCCTGGTCTACCGCCCGGACGGCGACGATGTTTGACCGACTTCCGACTCTCCCCGAGGGGCAACATTGGTTGAGGCTCGCGGTGCCCGTCCCCGACACATGTCGCGATCCTTCCAGCGCCGATCAGCGAGAGCTTGTCAGGCAAGCCGTGCTTGAGGCACTCGATGCCCTCCTCGCCGAGGGCATCGAGTGGGAGCTGACGCCATGACCGACCTCGTCGTCATCGTGCCCTCCCGGGGTCGTCCGGAGGCCGCGCGGCAACTGGCCGAAGCGTTCCGCGCTACGGCGACCGGCTCCGCCTGGCTCGTGTTTGCCGTCGACGCCGACGATCCGTCCGACTATGAAGGCGCGGTCGTCGAACCTCAGTTGGCGTCGGTGCTCAAGGGTGCTAGCCGCTGCATGGGCGAGGCGCTTAATGCCCGCGCCACCGGCTTCGCTGAGATCGGTGAGGACAGCCCATTCGCAGTCGGGTTCATGGGTGACGATCATCGCCCACGCTCCGTCGGGTGGGACAAGGCCTACCTCGACGCCCTGCGAGAACTGGGGACGGGCATCGTCTACGGCAACGACCTGCTGCAGGGGGAGAACCTGCCCACCCAGTGCGCGATGACCTCCGACATCATCCAGGCCCTCGGCTACATGGCACCGCCGTCGCTGAGGCACCTCTACATCGACAACTTCTGGAAGATCCTCGGCAACGGGGCGGACTGTCTGCGCTACCTGCCTGACGTGATCGTCGAGCACGTGCATCCGATGGCGGGCAAGGCCGAGTGGGATGCCAACTACGCCCGGGTCAACTCCGCCCAGATGTACGAGCACGACAAGACCGCGTTCGAGGAGTGGCTGCGAACGTCGATGGTCTCCGACGTGGCGAAGGTGCGGGCACTGCGGTGAAGCGGGTCATCTCCTTCACCCTGTTCGGGTCGGATCCGACCTACGCCAAAGGCGCGGTGGCGAACGCGAAGCTGGCCGCCCAGTTCTACCCGGGCTGGGTGTGCCGCTTCCACGTCGGGGACAGCGTCGATCGGAACTGCCTGACCGAGTTGGTGATGGCACCCAACACCCAGGTGATCCTGCACACCGGCGAGCCGGAGGACTGGACGGCGCTGTTCTGGCGCTTCCACGGCCTGGACGACGAGCAGGTCGGCGCCTGGCTGCTTCGGGACTGCGACAGCCGCATCAACGCCCGCGAGGCGGCCGCGGTCAACGAATGGCTGGTCACGGACGCGCTGTTCCACGTGATGCGGGATCATCCAGCCCACGTCCTGCCGGTGATGGCGGGCATGTGGGGGGCGCGCGGGGAGGGAGCACGTAAGCTCGCCCCGCTGCTGCCGGACAAGCCCTCGGCCGAGCATTCCATGGTCGACCAGGTGTGGCTGCGCGATGTCGCCTACCCGGTGATGCGCCCGTCCCTGCTGGTGCACGCCGATGCCGGCATGGGCTTCGGGGACGAGGTGATCCACCCGTTCCCCACCCCCCGCGGCGCTTCGCCGTCGGGGGGGTTCGAGTTCGTTGGGCAGGGATTCGACGGACAGGACAAGCCAAGGCTCGCCCAGGAGGGGTACCGGGTCTCCGCCGAACCCAGGCACGAGTGGCGACTCTTCCCCGAAGGAACGATCCCGGAGTGGACCACCCCGCAGTGGTATGCGGGGCGCGAGCACGCCCCGCACCTGGAACAGGCCGTGCACCGGGACCGGCTGATGCACTCGGCCGCCCAGGTGGCCCAGGAGGCCATGTCGGGGCTCCGGACGCTGGTGGACCTGGGCGCCGGCGACGGCGGACTGCTGTCCCTGCTCGGGCCGGCGATCCGGGCCTGGGGCTACGACCTGCAGCCTACCAACCTCGAGGCGGCCAAGCGCCGCGGCGTGGACGTCCGCTACGGCGACGTGCTCACCGACGACATCGAGTGGGGCGACATCGCGGTCGCGACGGAGATGCTCGAGCACCTGCTCGACCCGCACGGCTTCGTCCGGAAGATCGCCGAACACGCCAAGGTGCTCGTCTGCTCCTCGCCGAGACTGGAGACCGCCGACGAGCACTACGAGTTCCACACCTGGGCCTTCGATGCGGTGGGCTACCGGGCGCTGGTGGAGGACAACGGCTGGCGGGTCAAGCGCCACACCCCGGTGCACGGGTTCCAGGTCATCGTGGCGGTGAGGGCATGAACGAACTCGACACGCTGCACCGAGGGAAGATCGTCAACAGTGCCCGGCCCGAGTGGGTGATGCTCGGTGCCCAGTGGGACGGGCCCGGGGTGCTGCTCCTGGCGTCGCGGACCCTCACCCATGCCGAACTGGACTTCCGTGCCAAGCGGTACGACTTCCGCGACTGGGCGCAGTTCCTGACGCAGTTCCGGCCGGAACTGACGCTCGCGGTGCATATGCACGACGACTACGTGCTCGTCTTCGGCGAGAGCTACGTCGAGTGCCTCGCGACCTTGCTGCGCCAGTGGACGCCGGACAACCCAGCTGTCCCGTTGGCGATCGAGGCGGCGACATGAGACGCGAGCGGCTCCGCCCGGCCTACTCAGATGAGGTGCTGGGAACCTACTACGCCACCCCGCACCGCCACTTCGACAACCCCGACCACCGGTTACGGGTGGCGATCACCATTGCCATGGCCCGGGCGCTCGGCCCGGTTCAGTCCGTGGCCGACCTGGCGTGCGGGGACGCCGCCGTCGCCTCGGCGGTGAACGCCCCCCAGCGCTACCTCGGCGACCTGGGCGTGGGCTACCCCATCCACGGCCCGATCGAGTCGACGATCGAAGCGATCCCCCACGTGGACCTGTTCGTGTGCACCGAGACGATGGAGCATCTCGACGACCCGGACACGGTCCTCAAGGCCATCCGGGGCAAGTCGACGACGCTGCTCCTGTCGACCCCGGTGGGGTGCTTCCACGACACGAATCCGGAGCACTACTGGGCCTGGGACCGCGAGGCGGTCGAAGCGATGGCCGCCGACGCCGGATTCGCCCCGTTCACCTACGCCAGCCTCGACCTGACCTCGTACGGCCCTGATCACTACGAGTTCGGGATCTGGCTATGCCGGTAGCCCTCGTCACGGGCAGCTCGGGGTTCCTGGGCCGCCACTTCGTCGCCGCCCTTTCGGGCTGGGATGTGGAGCAGGTCGACACCGCCTGGGGCGGGGACCTGATGCGGATGGTGCTGTCTCAGACCATGACCTACGACCTGGTGGTCCACGCCGCGGCACGCAGCCCCCACCGAGCCGCGATCGACGGCGACCCCGCAAGCCACCTCTACAACCGGATGCTGGACGCGGCCCTGTTCGACTGGGCGGTAAGGACCGGTCAGCGCCGGGTGCTCTACCTGTCCTCGTGTGCTGTCCTGGACGAGAAACCCGACGCCTACGGGCAGTACAAGCTGGCCGGGGAGACCATGGCTCAGCATGCGCGGGACGCGGGCGTGGCGGTGACGGTGGTCAGACCGTACTCCGGCTACGGCGAGGACCAGAGCGAGGACTTCCCCTTCGGCGCGTTCGTGGCGCGAGCCAAGCGCAGACAGGACCCGTTCCCGCTATGGAACCCGGACGCGGTGCGGGACTGGATCCACGTCGACGACGTGATTTCCGGGGCGCTGGCCATAGTCGAGTCGGGCACCGAGTATCCGGTGAGCCTGTGCACCGGCATCGGCACCTCCTGCGGGGATCTGGCGCGGATGGTGTGCGAGATCGCCGGCTACCACCCGGCGTTCCTGACCGAGGCCGGCATGCCGCAGGGAACTCACCGCAGGGTCGGAGACCCCGCGGTGATGTTGACCCACTACACCCCGAAGGTGGACCTGGCCGAAGGCATCTGGCGGGCGTGGACATCACCGTAGCGATCCCCACCATCCCGGGCCGGCGGGAACTGCTGCACCGCGCGATCGACTCGGTGCGGGCGCAGACCCACCCGACGAAGATCCAGGTGGCCCTCGACACGAACGGGGAGGGCGCGGCGGCGACCCGCAACCGGGCGCTGGCGCAGGTCGACACCGAGTGGGTGGCGTTCCTCGACGACGACGACGAGCTCAAACCCCACCACCTCAAGCTGTGCGCCCGCCACGCGGTCCTGACCGGCGCGGACCTGGTGTATCCGGGGTTTGACGGCGAGGACGACACCGGCATGTTCGGGGTGCCGTTCGACGCGCTGCTGCTGCGCCGGCGCAACTACATCCCCGTCACGGTCCTGGTCCGCACCGATCTGGTGCGAAGCGGGTTCACCCCCCACCCGGACGAGTACGGCAACCCGTGCGAGGACTGGGGACTGTGGCTGAAGCTCCTCGACGCCGGGGCGAGGTTTAGCCACCTGCCCCAGCGGACCTGGATCCGTAACCCCGGCGGAACCCGCGGACGACCCGAGGAGGGCTGAAGGTGCCATTCAACAACCCGGCCAAGCACGTCATGCTCGACGCCCTGGACGAGTCGCAGTCCGCCGGGGTCGACTTCATCGGCATCTTCACCCTCTCCGACCCGGGCACGGGAACGGACTTCACTGGCACTGAGGCCAGCGGTGGTTCGCCCCCGTACGCGCGGCAGGCGGTCACCTGGGGCGCGGCGGCGTCGGGGCAGAAGACCAACACCAGCACCCTGACCTTCGACCTGGCGGCCGGCACGTACGGGTTCTTCGGGCTGTTCAACGCGGTCTCCGGCAACACCAACAACTTCCTGGGCTATCTGCCCTTCGCCGGTAACCCGGCCAGCGCGGTCAAGGGGTTCGGGACGGTCGACGCGACCGGGGTCACCAACGACACGATCACCTCCAACGGCCACGGGTTGGCCGCCGACGACCGGGTGATCGTCTATAACGTCTTCGCCGAGTCCCTTCCCACCGGCCTGACCGAGGGCACGATCTACTTCGTGCTGTCCTCGGGCCTGACCACGGACGTGTTCAAGCTCTCCACCACCTCCGGCGGTTCGGCGGTGAACCTGACCGGGCAGGGCGAGCTGTACTTCCAGGAAGTCATCCCCGAGGTGTTCGCCGGCCAGGGCCAGCTCACCGTGGCCGCCTCCGCGCTGGTGCTCGACGCCACCACGATCTAGGGAGCGCCATGTCCACCTACGTCACCACCGAGCACTTCTCCGCCAACAGCGGCGAGGAGGTCTACGACACCTGGTACGGCACCGAGGTGCAGTACGCGCCGGGCTACAACCCGCTCACCTCGGTGGTCATCGGCGGTTCGTACGAGCTGTCCGGGCCGGGAGCCGGCGACGTGGAAGTCGTGACCGGGCTGGGTGAGACCGGGGTGCACGGCGGTCCGCTGGAGCCCAACTGGCCCTACGGCGACTACGGCTACCACGTGCACGTGCGCCAGGCCGCCGGCGGGGACTCCTTCGACCTCGAAGTGACGCTTCTCTACGTGATCTGATGCCGACCCTGCTCGCCTGCACCGGCTTCGAGTTCGGCAGCACGGCAGGCTGGGCGACCGGCAACGCCGGTAACAAGATCTTCGACGCGATCGTCGGCACCCCCACGATCGTCACCACCTCGCCCCGCACCGGCACCTACTGCCTGGAGGTGTCCGCGTCGGCGGCGACCGAGGGCGTGCGCTGGGGCACCGACACCCTGGGCAGCTCCAAGACCCACCTGGTCAGCGTGGTCTACGTCTACTTCCCGACCTCCTTGCCGTCGGGCGACTTCGACCTGATCCAGTTCCAGTGCGTCGGCCCCAACTACATCCTGATGTACCGTAACTCCGACTCGAAGCTGTGCGTCGGCATCCCCGGCGGGTCGGTGGTCAGCGGACCGGTCGTCACCACCAACACCTGGTACCGCCTCGATGTCCACATGGACGTCTCCGCCAACCCCAACACCATCGACTGGCAGGTCGACGGGGTAGCGCAGACCCAGTTCAGCAACGCCGTGGCCGCGGACACGCTGTTCTCCATGGACCTGGGCCCGACCCTGGCGGGCGAGACGGGCACGGTCCGTTTCGACGACTGGTGCGCATCCACGACCTCCGGCGACTACCCGCTGGGCGAGCACAAGGTGGTGCTGCTCTCGGTCGACCCGGCCGGCACGTTCACCCTGTCTGGCACATCCGGCAACTTCAACACGTTCACGAATAACGGGACCTTGGCGGCCTGGAACGCCACCACGGCCCGCAACAACACCGACGAGATCCCGCCCACCATCGGCTCCACCGCCGACGGATGGGTGCAGATCACCCTCGCTGCGTCGGACTACGTCGAGACGCCGATGACCAGCTACACGCTGGCCGGCGGAGAAACAGTCTCCGGGCTGCGGATGCTCGCCCCCGGCTGGGCAACCTCCGGGACAGCGGCGACGATCGGGTTCAGGTCTTATAACGGCACCACCGAGACGACCCTGTTCGCCGCCGCCGACCCGAACTTCGACAACTCCACCACCGCGCCGGCGTGGGTGTGCAAGATGTGCACCCTGGCCGACTTCGACACTCAGTCGGAGCTGGATGCTCTCGCATTCAGGGTCGGGTTCTCCGGTGACGCCACCCCGGATGTCGGCATCCACGCCATCTACGCGGAGCTTGCGGTCAAGGTTGCGGCCGCGGCCACCTCCTTCCTTCCCGTCCGGCGCCAGATGGGCGCCCTGCTGCAGATGTAGGAGGGTCCATGGCCGCCCAGCGGGGCATCTACACGGTCAGCTTCGCCGCGAGCTCGTTCACCAACGCCAATGGCGACTACGACTTCTTCGAGCTGACCCCCGTCGATGACCGGCCGATCGAGATCGTGGCGATCTACATCGGCAACAAGAGCGAGATCGGCGACGCCCAGGAGGAGTTCGTCGAGTGGTCGATCGTCACCGACAACGCCTCCTCCGGTAACGGCACCTCCACCACCCCCCGCCCGCTGGACCCCCGGGACGGGGCGGCCGGGTTCACCGCCGAGACGGTCGCGTCGACGCCCGCCAGCACCGGCACCGAGATCTTCGTCCACCAGGACACCTTCAACATCCGGGCCGGGCTGGCGTTCATCGTGCCGGAGTTCATGCGGGCCAAGGTGGACCAGGCCGACACGATGCTGTGCATCCGGATGGAGCAGGGACTGGCCGACGACGCGTCGATCGCCGGCACCGTCTACGTGCGCGAGCTGTAAGTGGGGCTGTTCCGCCCAGCCGACGTCGTCATCCCGCCGCGGCGGTTCATCCCGACCGCCGTCCCGATCTCCGGCCCGCAGCAGTCCGGCACTGCTGCACTGGATGTCTCCGGCTCGGGTGTCGCGGTCAAGGTTGCGGTCCAGACCGGCTCCTGCTCGGTTGGACTCACAGGTACCGGGGTCGGGCGGAAGGTCGGGACGGAGTCCGGTCAGTCTCCGGCCGGTCTGGTCGGAGCCGGGACGCAACGCAAGGTCGTTCCCAACGCCGGGGTCTCGTCCGTCGGTGCTTCGGCCCGCGGCGTGGGACGCAAGGTCGCACCCAACGCCGCGACCGCGGTCCTCGGTGTAACTGGGACGGGCCTGCAGCGCAAGGTCCAGGCGGCGGCTGCCCGGGCGAGCGTGGGTCTGGTCGGTTCGGGTGCCGATCGGAAGTCCGCTGCTGTCACGGGCCGCTCTGTCGTCGGGCTCGTCGGGGCCGGATCGGAGACCCAGGGGACGCCGGCGGTCGCGCAGTCCGGCGCTCTGGCCGTGGGGTTCGCGGCGTTCGGGTCGGGTGCGAAGAGCGCGGCCGGGCGCGGGAGCGCCGCGCTGGGCGTCGGCGGCTACGGGCGCTCCGGGGTCGAGGCGCAGACCACACCGCTGATCACCAACACCACCGCCAACCCCACGGTGTCCACCACGCTTGGCCCGGAAGCGACGACCACGTCCACCGGCGGCGTCCTGGTGACCGTCGGAGTCTCCAACTCCTTGACCACCAACACCGACATCCGTGCGGAGGTGACGTGACCGTCTACGACGTGGGGGATCAGGCCACCCTCCGACACGAGGTGCGGGTCTCCGGCGTGCTCACCGACGCCACCGTGGTCCTGTCGGTGACCGCCCCGGATGGGACCGTGTCGACCCCGTCGGTGACCCACGCCTCCACCGGCGTCTACACCGCACCGGTCCCGGTAACCCAGGCCGGCCCGTGGACCTACGTGTTCACCATGTCCGGGACCGTCATCGATGTCGCGGTGGGCACGTTCTCCGGACAGAACCCGCAACCCCCCACCTACATCACCCTCGCCCAGCTCAAGTCGTACCTGCGGATCACCGACGCCACCGAGGACGACCTCCTACTGGGCGCGCTGGCGTCCATCTGCCGGGAGATCGACAAGTTCTGCCAGCGGCGCTTCTACGCCGACCTGACTGCGACCGCGCGCGAGTACGACGTGCACAGCATCCGCCGCCTCGAGGTCGACGACTTCTGGACCACGACCGGGCTGGTCGTGGAAGGCGACTACGGCGGGGACGGGACGTTCGAGACGACGATCGCCTCCACCAACTACAAGCCCTACCCCCTCAACGGGATCGTCGACGGCGAGTCGGGCTGGCCCTTCAACGAGCTGCGGGCCGTCAACGTGACCTGGCCGACCCAATCCCTCACCCCGGGAATGAGGGTCACCGCGAAGTGGGGCTGGGCGGCGGTCCCGGCGCCGGTCGTCGAGGCGACGAAGATCCTCGCGTCGGAGACGTTCAAACTCAAGGGCGCCCCGTTCGGGGTGGCATCCTTCGACCAGTTCGGTCCGATCCGGGTGCGGGACAACCCTATGGCGGCCAAGAAGCTGTCCCCCTACGTGCGTAGTCTGGTCCTGGTCGCATGAGCGACCTCGCCGACGTCGTGGAGGCACTCGCGGCGCGGATCCGCACCGGCCTGGCCGGGGACGTCCTGGAAGGACGCACCTACGCCTTCGCCCCCGACTCGATCGTCCCGCCCACCGCGATCGTGCTCCCCTCCAGCGACGACTTCCTCGACTTCGACGTGACCTTCGACGGCCAGGACGACTTCGGCCTCGTGGTGAAGATCCTCATGGGGACCCAGGACGACCGGTCCGGCCAGGCGGAGCTGCTCGGCTACCTGTCCCGCTCCGGCTCGACCTCCATCCGCACCGCCATCTACGGCGATGCCACCCTGGGCGGAGTGGTCTCGGACCTGAAGGTCACCGGGGCCCGCGGGTACGGAGACATCGAGTGGGCGGGGCAGGTCTTCTACGGCGCCGAGCTGACGGTGCAGGCCTACGCGTGAGGTGGGTGGTTGCCGAACCCGGCCCGGCGTTCTCGGTGAAGGACGTCTACGCCGGCTGGGTGGAGGCGCTGCGGGAACTGGGCCAGCACGTCATCGAATACAACCTGAGCGAGCGTCTGACCTTTTACTCCTCGACGCTCAAGCAGGTCTCCGAGCACACCTTCGTCCCCTACCTGACCCACGACCAGGCCCTCGAGCTGGCGATCAACGGCCTCTACGCCACCCTGTACAAGGCCCGCCCGGACGTGCTGCTGGTGGTCTCCGGCTTCTTCGTCCCACCGGAGCTGCTGGACCGGGCCCGCCGCTCCGGCACCCGGACCGTGGTCGCCTACACCGAGGTCCCGTACGAGAACGACCGCCAGTTGCGGCTGGCGCCGTACGCGGATGTGAACCTCGTCGACGACCCGACCGGGATCGACGAGTTCACCCGGCATGGCTTCACCTGGTACGTCCCGCACGCCTACCGCCCCTCGGTGCACAGCCCCGGCCCTTCCATTTCGGAGCTGGAGTGCGACCTGGCCTTCGTGGGGACCGGGTTCCCGTCCCGGATCGACTTCCTTGAGGCAATGGACCTCGAGGGTCTGGATGTGCTGCTGGCCGGCAACTGGGCCGCGGTCGCGGAGTCCTCTCCGCTTCGTCGGTTCATCGCCACCTCGGTCGATGACTGCCTGGACAACGACAAGACGGTGCAGGTGTACCGGTCGGCGCGGCTCGGACTGAACCTCTACCGGCGCGAGGCCCAACGCCCGGAGCTGACCCAGGGCTGGGCGATGGGTCCGCGCGAGGTGGAGATGGCCGCGTGCGGGCTGTTCTTCCTCCGCGACCCGAGGCCGGAGGGCGATGAGGTGCTGGACATGCTGCCCACCTTCACCAGCCCGGACGAGGCCTCGGACCTGCTGCGGTACTGGCTGGCCCGGCCCCGGGAGCGGGCGGAGCTGGCCCTCAAGGCCCGCGAGGCGGTCGCGGACCGCACGTTTACCAACTACGCGGCGCAGCTGTTGCGTCTGCTGGAGCGCTAGAGGAGTCAGGATGCCTGCCGTTGGACGCCAAGCGGGACGCAACGCCCGGATCTATGTCGGCCACGCCTCCGGCGCTGAGGCGTCGCCGCTGGCGTACCAGGCCGAGTGGACGATCAACTTCGGGACGCCGAAGCTCGACGTGACCGCGTTCGGCGACCCGAACAAGGTGACCGTCAACGGCCTGCCAGAGTCCACCGGCGGGTTTAGCGGCTTCTACGACGACACGTCGAACCAGACCTACACCGCCGCGGTGGACGGGGTGGCCCGCAAGATGTACCTGTACCCGAACGCGAACTTGGCCACCCGGTACTTCTTCGGCACCGTCAACCCGGACGTGAGCTTCGGCGGCGCGGTGGCCGGCGCGATCACCGTCTCCTCGGCGTGGGAGGCGGCCAGCCAGATCCAGCTGGTCGGCTGATGCCGGTCTCCCTGACCGTCTCCGGCGGCCCGGAGATGCGCTATGTGGCGGCGCTGCTGCGCAAGGCCGGGCTAGGGGATCTGAAGAAGGAGCGCAACAAGGCCCAACGCGATGCGGTCAAGCCGTTGCAGCGCGAGATCAGGCTGGAGGCGGCGGCCACCCTGCCCGGCGAGTACGCCGGGATCATGGCCCGGGCGGTGCGGGTCAGCGTCACCCACGGCCGCGGGGATGTGGTCCTGCACGCGCGGGTGCACGCGCGCGGGCGCAAGGAGGCCCGGGACGTGCGGGCCGTCAACGACGGCCGGCTACGCCACCCGCTGTTCGGCAACCGCAGGCGCTGGTACGCCCAGGCGGTCCGGCCGGGGTTCGTGACCCGGCCGGTGGAGCGGACCTGGGACCGGGTCTACGAGGCCTCCGACGAGGCCCACCGGCGCTATCTGGAGAGGATCGCGAGAGCCTAGTGGCGAAGCTGCGACTGACCGAGGCGGACCGCAAGAGGTTCGGCGTCACCGGGGACCTCCCCATCGACCTGGGCGGGATCACCAACCGCGAGGCGATCGCGTTGAAGGCCTTGGGGTATCCCACCCCGAGGCTGTTCCGGGCGGTCAACCAGGACGAGGACCCGGGTCCGCTGTGGTGGACCGGGCTGGTGTGGCTGGCTCTGCGCCGGGCCGGGGTCGACACGGACCTGGACACACTCGAGTTCAACATCGACGAGTTGGGCATCGTCGCGGACACCGAGCCGGTGGCGGTGGAGGGAAAAGCACCGCCGGCCCCCGACGGCTCGACGAGCTCAGCCAGGAAGAGCTCGACATCCACCGCGACGTCGAGGCCGAGGTCGAAGCCCAGATCCTCCCGTTCCTGATCTACCTGCCGGGTATCGCGTGGTGGCGCGAGATCTGGGACATGCCGTTCTGGCTGTTCGAGCAGTGCGTCGACTACGTGGACGCGAAGCGGGGGTGACATGCCGGTCCGCGACCTGATCCTCAACCTGAAGGAGAAGAAGTCCGGCCGGGCCCTGCTCGACGCCGCGAACGACCTGGACCGTGCAGCGGACGGGGTGGACCGGTTCGCCGACCGGTCCAAGGATGCGGCACGCGACCTGGCGGGGCTCAACCACGAACTGCAGCGGGCCACCGCCCGGGCGTCGGATCTTCGCAGCCAGTTCGCCCGCACCGGCGACCGAGGGTTGTTCGGCGACATCGGCAAGGAGGAGGCGGCGATCCGCCGCATCCGCCGGCTGATCGGCAACCAGGGCGGCGGCGGAAACCTCCTCGGCTCGATCCCCAACATCGGCGGTGTGCCCGGTCCGCTGATCGCGGGTGGGGCCGCCGCCGTCGCTGCGCTCTCCCCCGCCATCGGCGCCACCATCGCCGCCGCGGTCCTGGGCGGGGTGGGAACGGGCGGGCTGATCGGCGGGGTGGCCCTGGCCTCCCAGGACACCCGGGTACAGGCGGCGTTCAAGGACTTCGGCACCGAGGCGTTCCGGGGTCTGAGCGACGCGTCCTCACCCCTGGTCAAGCCGCTGGTGGGGGCTGCGCACAAGTTCGGCGACGCCTGGCGCAAGGAGCTACCCGCCGTCCAGCAGGACTTCCGGATCCTCGCCCAGGCGGTGGACCCGATCGCGGGCAGCCTCACCGGCTTCGTCCACAACCTTCACCCCGGGCTGACCACAGCACTGAAGGCGTCGATCCCGATCGCGGCGCAGTTCGAGAAGGAGTTCTCCGGCTTCGGCACCGCAACCGGTGAGTTCCTGCGGGACATGGCCCGCTCGGCCCCCGGCGCGAAGATCGCCCTGCACGACCTGTTCACGGTCATCGACATGGGCCTGGACCATCTCGGCGACGGGGTCAAGATCCTGTCCGGTGCGTATGAGGGGATGCGCAAGCTCGGCCTGGTTGCGCCGCCCGAGTGGCTGATGCAGATGAGCCAGGGCACCCTGACGACGGCGATCGAGATCCTCAACCCGGAGCTGACCAAGGCCAGCAACAACCTCAGGGACGTGTACACCCCGACCCAGGAACTCGCCCGCGCGCAGGAGGACGCCGCCGACGCGGCGAAGTCGCAGGCCGACGCGATAGCCAAGCTGAACAAGCAGGTCGACGACTACTACGACGGGATCCTCGGCCCACTGGACGCGGAGGAGCGTTGGGCGGCGGCACTCCTGGACACCGCCGACGCCCTCCGGGAGAACGGCCGGACCCTGGACATCCACACCCGGCAGGGCCTGGCGAACCGGGACGCGATCGAAGAGCAGTTCCTGGCCACGAAGAACCGACTCGACCAGGGCACCCTCACCGAGCAGCAGTATCAGCGGGAGATCGACAAATTGGCGGCGCTGGGCACCAAGTTCCACGACACGACCGGGTTCGTTGCCGGGCTGGTCGAGGCCTACCGGAGGGTGCCCAGCGAGATCAGGTCGACCCTGTCCGTGACGGCCGGGGGCAGTGGTCTGAGCATCCTGCTACGGCTGCTCAAGGGCACGGTCAGCGGCAAGATGGCGTTCTCGATGGGCGAGCACTCGGGCGGCCAGATCGGGATGCTGGTCGGGTCGACGGCCGGACTTCCGGGCCCGGGACACGGCGCGTTCATCGAAGGCTTCGCCGGCGGCGGGACAACGCCGGCGTTCCGTCCGTTCCGGGTCCACGCCGGCGAGACGCTGTGGTCAGACCGGGAACACTTCGTGGCCACCGCCTCCCAGACGCGGGCGATGGGCGGCGGAGCGCAGGTGATGGTCACGTTGGATCCGGCCCTGACCGGGCCGAGTCGGGATCTCGCCGCGGCGATGCTGGGGCTGCTGCGCTACGAGATCCGCACCGGCTACGGCGGTGACCCCGTCCTGGCATTGGGGCAGCGCTAGATGGCCGTCCGCTTCCCGATCAGGACCGAACTCGCGCTGGGGGCGGACCCGAACGCCGACCCGTCGACCTGGTCATGGACGACGGACATCAGCGACCGCTGCTATGTGCGCGGCGGCTTCTCCCACCGTCGGGGCCGGGCCGACTGGCTCTCCCAGGCCCAGCCGTCCGGGTTCTCCCTGCTGCTCAACAACCGCGACGGGCGGTTCTCCCGGCTCAACCCGACCGGCCCGTACTACGGCCAGCTGGCCAAGAACACCCCGGTGCGGGTCAGCATCGACCCGGGCTCGGGGTATGTGGTGCGGGCCACCGGGTTCGTGTCCGAGTGGCCGACCGAGTGGGACGTGTCGGGGGCCGACGCCTGGGTGGATGTGCGCGCCGACGGGGTGCTGCGCCGGCTCGGGCAGGGCACGTCGGGCACGAAGTCGGCCGCGTACCGGACCCTGACCGCCGCCGAACCGCTCGCGTACTGGCCGTGCGAGGACACCGTCGGTGCGTCGCGGGTGGCGTTCAACCCGATCGACCCGGCGTACAACGGGGTCGCCCCGGTGCCGAAGCGGGCCACATTCGGCGAGTTGGGGCCGCCCGGTTCGGACGGCGCTGTGCTTCTGGTCACCGGTGAGCCGGTGGTCGGGCCGTACTCGGACAACCGGCCGGCGCTGACCCTGCCGATCCCGCCCCACACCGCCGGCGAGTCGGTGATCGGCCTGTGGTTCGCGGGCAACCCGTTCGACGAGACGGCCGGCGCACCCACCGACGCCGACCTGGCGACCATCGAGTCGTGGGTGAACTTCACCGGCGGTGGCGTGGGCAGCTACCTGATCCGCTTCACCGAGTCCCGCCCCGGCGCGGCGCCGCTGTCCTCGTATGTCAGCTTCGACGCGTTCACCGCCACCAACACCGCCGGGGCCGAGGTCGGAACCGAGATCACCACGTCCAGCTCGGGCATTCAGCTCTTCGACGGCGCCTGGCACCACGCCCAGGTCCGGATGGCGCAGAACGGCGCCAACGTCGACGTGACCCTGTGGCTCGACGGCGCCCAGTACGCCAGCCAATCCCTCACGTCGGTCACCCTCGGAGTGCCGTTCCAGATCAAGCTGGGGGTGTCCGGGGCCGTCTCCGGCGCCACCGAGGTCACGCCCAACTCGCTGTTCCGGGCGAGCACGGTCACCGTCCACGACGACACCGCGGCCGTGTCCGGCGCGGACCTGTACGCGCTCGGCGCCGGCTACCCGGGGGAGCTGGCCGGGGACCGGATCGAGCGGCTCTGCGCCGAGGAGGGCGTGAGCGTCGACGTGACGGCGGGCAGCACCGCCGCCATGGGCGCTCAGCCGGCGGGGCCGTTCGTGAGCCTGCTGCGGGAGTGCGAGGCGGCCGAGGAGGGGATGCTGGTCGAGCGCCGCGACGGCACGCTGGGCTTCGACCCGCCCGCCGCCCGCTACAACCTCGACCCGGCCCTGGAGCTGGACTACGCCCAGCGGCAGATCTTCCCCCCGTTCCGTCCGGCCGACGATGACCTGCTGACCCGCAACGACGTCACGGTGACCCTGCCGGACGGGTCGTTCGGCCGGGTGGTCGACCTCACCGGCCCGGTCGGTGTCGACACGGTGGGCCGCTACGACGAGCGGGTGCCCCGCAACCTGTCCGCCGACGCCGTGCACTCCGCCGGCTGGCGGGTCAACCTCGGCACAGTCGACGGCTACCGCTACCCGTCGGTGATCCTGAAGCTGCACGCGCCCGGCCTGGCCTCGCTGCGCGCTGACATCGTGGCCGTCGACATCGGCTCGCGGGTCACGATCGCCAACCCGCCCGCCTACCTGCCACCCGACCTGATCGACCTGGTGGTGGAGGGCATCAACGAGCGGGCCGACAACCAGGCATGGACGGTCGAGCTGCTCTGTTCCCCGTACCAGCCCTACCGGGTCGGTGAGTTGGCGCAGACCACCAGCGACCAGTCCGAGTGGCTGCTGCGACTGGCCGGTGATCTCAACGCCGCGATCCGGGCCGCCATCGACGCCGATGACACCTCGATCCTGGTCGACCCCAACCGGACCCGGTTCACCACCGTCGCCGACGACTTCGACCCCGACCTCGCCTTCCGCCTCGGCGGAGAGGTCATCGAGGTGTCGGGGATCTCCACCACGGCCGGCACCTTCGTCGCGGCCGGGGCGATGTCCAGCGCCGACAACGCCGCGGTCACCCCGGCCCTGTATGCGGGCAACACCACCGGGGACCTGATCTGTGTGCTGGCCCGGATCCGTTCCGCCAGCGCCGGGACCCTGGGCACACCCACCGACTACGTCCGTCTGCCGATCGTCGGGTTCGATGCGTCGTCCCCGATGCAGCTCTTCGCGAAGGTGCACGACGGGAGCGAGTCCAACCCGACCGTCACTCCCACCGGGGGCAGCGCCGGGGACACCGTCTCGGCGCTCACGTTCGGGCTGCGCGGCACCCCAGTGACCTTGGAGGACCTCACTGACATCGTGGTCGACTCCTACGGTCGGGCCAACGCCTCGGCGCAGAACATCGCCTACCCCGGCCTGTACCCGAGGTTGCAGGAGGGCTGCATCGTCCTGGTGATCGGCGGCAAAGACGACGACTGGACCTCCGTGGCCGCGCTGTCGGGTTTCACCGAGGCGGCCGACTCTTCCACCACCACCGGCAACGACCAGGGGCTGGTGGTCGACTACGTCATCCAGACCACCCCGGCCGTCATCAACGAGGGCAGCTTCACCGTGACCGGCGGGGCGTCAGCGGTGTCCGAGGGGATCGTGGTGGCGATCGCCGCCGGCTACCAGACGTTGACCGCTTCCGCCCGTTCCGTCAACGGGGTCGTGAAGTCCCATGCTGCCGGAACCAGGATCGAGGTCGAGGATGCCAAGGTACTCGCGCTCTGAGGCGACATGGCGCTGACCACGATCCCCGCGGCTGGGGCGAAGCTACGCGCCTCGGTGCTGCAGTCGCTGATCACCGAGGTCCGCCCGATCGCGGTCCGCAAGTCTGCCGACGAGTCCCTGACCTCGAACACGACGCTGCAGAACGACGATGAACTCACGGTCGCGGTTGAGGCGAACGCTACCTTCGACTTCAAGCTACTCATCCGCTACGACGCTACCGCCGCCAGTGACCTCAAGACCCAACTGGTGCTACCGTCCGGTGGAACCGCATTCTACGTCGCCCACGGCATCGCCGCGGGCGACTCGACGTGGAGACTGTTCGACTCGACCGAGGCCAGCGTCCACAGCTTCGAGGGCGCTGGCGCGGGTACGGTCCGCAACGTGACCTTCCTCGGCCACATCGTCACCTCGTCGACCGCCGGGTCGGCGACGTTGCAATGGGCGCAGGCCACCTCCGGCGGCACTGCCACGATCGTGAAGGCCGGCAGTTTCTTCGTGATACGCCGGACCGCCTGATGGTCACCTCGCCCGACCACCCCGATCTGCAGTTCGTGCAGGCCCGCTACTTCACGCCCGGCCGCCCCGACGGTCCGCCGCTGTGGATCGTCATCCACGACATGGAGGCCGGCGAGTCCTCAACCCGGGCGGAGTCGACCGCGGCCTACTTCGCCACCATGCCCGACGGGCGGCGGGTCTCCTCGCACTACTGCGTCGATGACGACTCGGTTATCCAGTGCGTGCGCCTGGCCGATGTGGCGTGGACCGTGGGGAACCGGCCGGGCAACTACCGGGGCATCAACTGGGAGCTGGCCGGGTTTGCCCGCCAGACCCGGCAGGAGTGGCTGGATGAGTTCGGTCGGGCCATGTTTGCCCAGATGGTCCCGATCGTCCTCGCGGATGCGGCCGAGTATGAGATTCCGCTGCGCCGCTGCACTATCGATGACCTGCTGGACAAGCGGCCGGGCATCACCTGCCACAACGACCTGCGCATCGCCTACGGCGGCACCACCCACACCGACCCGGGGCCAAACTTCCCGTGGGACTACTTCCTCGCCCTCCTGACGGGAGACGACATGGAACAGACCGACAAGCTGCTCGACACCACCAACGGCTGGGCGGACCGCACCATAGCGCTGCACTACGGCGACCTGCAGAAGCTGCGCACCATGCTGGTGCTCGCCCCTGGCGCGGAGGGCGACCAGCAACCACAACCCGGTTCGCTGCTCGCCCGCCTCGACGCGTTCCTCGATAACCCGGCGCAGCCGGCCCCGGTGGACGTGGACGCCCTCGCCGCGGCCCTGGTCCCGCTGCTGGTCGCCGACCCGGCGTTCCTGGCCGCGCTGGCCGACGCGGCGTTCGCCGGCGCGCAGCGCGCCGAAGACGAGTAACCTCAAGTGAGCGGGGACCTAGGTGCAGGCTCTGGTGCCGTGGCTGTTGGGTGGCGGCTTCGCCGCGGTCCTGACGATCCTGGCCCGGGTATTCCTGCGCCTACATACCGACGCGGTGGACGCTGAGAGACGACGGGCCGAGGACGCGATCGCCGCAGAGAGGCAGCGGGCGGACGACTGGCGCGAGGCACATAAGGCCGAGGTCGCCCGCGGCGACGTGCGCGACCAACAGCTGGGAGCGATCATGTCTGCACTCAAGCGGGAACCGGTATGAGGTGGCGGTGGTGGCGGCGACCGCCACCCCCCGAGCCACCGGCCGACAACGGCGCTGCCGCGGCGCGGGCCAAGGCCGAGTCGGAGCGCCGGCTGCGCGAGACCAGACGGGACTGGCCGAAGGTGCACCGGGCCGCGGATGACTTCGCGGCCCTGATGGATGCGGCGCTGCGGGGGCGGGGGACGTGACCGGACTGATCGTCGCCGAACTGGTGGTGGGTGTGCTGGCCGGGTTGACCTTCGCCGGGATCTACTGGCGCCGACACTGGTACGGCAGCGCCATGGGCCGGCACTGGATGGCCGTGGCGCTGATCACCGCCGGGGAGTTCGCGTCGCTGGCCCTGCTGGGGCTGGGCGTGCCGGTGCCGGAGTGGCTGTTCGCTGTCGGCTTCGGGCTGCTGGACGCGCTGCTGATCCAGCGGGTGTGGCTGCTACTGCGGACCGAGTAGAGGCGGCGAGCCGCCGCGCTAAGGGTCACACGCGGTAGAAGCCGGAGATCCGGATCATTCCGTTCGGCAGCGCCTCGACTCTGCGTCGGATCTCGTCGGAGTCGAGATAGTCCTGGATCGCTATGTAGTGCTCCGGGTTGAGGTCGATCACGACCCGCCGTCGACGCGACGCACCCCGGTGTGCCGCCAGGACCCTACTCGGCTTCCGCCTCATCGCCATGACCCTCAGGGTAAAGGAGGTTTCATGCTTCGAGTGCTTGACGACGTCGCCCACTTCCTCTACTGCCCCGCCATGCTGGGGCGCCGGGCCGCTCGAGCGCGCTGGTACCACAACATCCACCTGATTCCTGGCTCATGGCTCGGCTGGGTCTGCGACCGCTACGAGGCGCGGCTGTCGGCGTCATGCCCGAACGGCTTCCGCTGCGATCACATGAGCGTGTCGATCGGCGGCGACGGCCGCTGGGTCGGTGTCCCCGAATTCGGATGCGGTTGTAAGCCCATAACGCAATCGTAGGAGGTAGTTACATGCAGCCAACCGTCGGCAGGATCGTGCACTACGTCAGCCATGGCACGCCGAAACGCGCCGATGGGACCCAGGCGTTCACCTCGCAGTGTCGCGCCGCCGTGGTCACCGAGGTAGATGACACCGAGCAGGGCCGCGTCATAGGTCGCATTGGGCTCGTCGCGCTCAATCCCACGGGCATGTTCTTCCACTCCCTCGCCGACGGCGGGTGCGTGGCTGACAGCGGTGAAGAGCGCCCCGGAGAGCCTGACTGCCCCAACGCCGGCGCCCACGGCAGGCCCTACCGCTACTGCTCCTGCGGTTGGGTGGAGGCCAGTTACGTCGGTGGCACCTGGCACTGGCCCGAGCGGCGCATGGAGGGCTAGCCCATCCCCGAACTGTGGTCCGAGCAGGGCGAACCACCGTTCGTGACCGACAACGACCACGAAGGGAACGCTCATGCCCGGCATCCACCGCCCACCGAGTAGAAAGAAGCACGCCGCGCTTTTCAGTGCCCTGGTCCTCGTGGCCGGGGCGCTTCTCGTTATAGGAGCTATAACACCCCGACCGGTCCAGCCAGTGGATCTGGTCCTGCCGCAGGGCAGCGTCGACGAGCTCGGGCAGTGGTGCGTTGACCACAGCGCGAACACGCCCGAGATGATTGCATGGCGGGCCACGCTGAGTCGAAACGCGCGTGATGTGCTGCGAGGCTGTACGGAGTTGTGGGGCGTGGGCAAGACGCCAACCCCGACGCCCGGGCCCACCCCGACTGTCAGCCCCACTGTCACGCCGACGGCGACTCCGACCCCAAGCCCCACAACAGTTCCACCGTCTCCGACGCCGTCTCCGTCGCCGACGGTGTCACCGACTCCGTCACCCACGCCGACCCCGACACCCAGCCCTACGCCCGCCGGTTGGCCGGGTCCGGACAACACCGGCGTCCCCGCCGGCACCGTCCTGTCCGCATACACCGGGCCGTGCACGATCACCGCCCCGACCACGATCGACGCGAAGCTGATCACCTGCGACCTGACGGTCAACGCCACCACCACGATCACCCGGTCGCAGATCAACGCGACCGTGCACGTCGGCTGGTCGGAGTCGCAGACCACGGCGAAGCTGACCATCTCCGACTCGACGATCGACGCCGGCCACCGGCTGGCCACCGGGCTCGGGGACGGGCTGTTCGTCGCCACCCGGCTGGAGATCCTGGGCGGCAACCGGGGCGCGTACTGCGCGTGGCGGTGCACCCTGGACCGCTCCTGGGTGCACGGCACCTACGTCCAAGACGACTGGCACGCCTCCGGAGTGCGGGCGGAGCGGTACTCGACGATCACCGGGAACACCCTCGCGTGCGACTGGCTGATCCCCACCGCCCAGGACGGAGGGTGCAGTGCGGACCTCACTGGGTACCCTGATTTCGCTGCGCCACATGATTGGCTGATCCAGGGCAACCTGTTCGTGGCCAATCCCCAGGGCGCGGCGTTCTGCGCCTACGGCGGCAGCTCCGCCGGCAAGGCCTTCTCCGGCGATCCGTTGACCGGCACGAACATCGTCTTCGCCGACAACGTCTTCCAGCGCGGCACCCAGCCCGGCGACAAGGGCCTGTTCCGCTGCGCGTTCTTCGGTGCGATCGACAGCTTCAACGCGAGCAAGCCCGGCGCGGCGTGGGTCAACAACCGGTACGACGACGGGACGCTGCTGCTGCCATAGGCTTAGGCTCGTGCACCGTGCTGTTCGTCTAGTGGTTTAGGACAGCGTGCTGCGGCCCGTTCGAGTCGGGGACTTCCTGCAGGAGTCCGAATGGCCCCCGCCACGCAGACGTCGGTTCGAATCCGGCACAGCGTGCGATTCGCGGGGATCGGCCAGGTCTGCTGCCAGACCCTTCCGGCACCGTTCGGTTGAGGCGTCCCGGACACGAAGAAGCCCCCACCGGATCCCTCGCGGGTCTGGTGGGGGCTTCTGTCGTTCACGTCTGTCCTGCGAGTGCGTCAACGAGCCGGTGAATGGCCCGCAACTGTCTGGCTGCCGCCCGCTCGTAGTAACCACGCACCTCGCGGGTGCCGGCTTCGGCCAGCCCGGTCCGCCACTCGCTACGCCCGTACCGCTGCGTCATTGCGAGCACAGCCTCGCGTAGGTCGTGTGGGCCTTGGGCCTTCCAGCGCTGGACATCTTCGCGACGGCGGGCGCGCATCTCGGCGCCCAAGGTCAGTGTCAACTCGGCCATGGTGTGGCCCTCCTTCCTCGTCAATCGGTGGGCGGCAGCGACGGGGTCAACGACCACGGTGGCTCCCTCGGCGGTCAGCGCCCGGAGCGTTCTGCTCGCCGTGGCCGCGTCAACCGCGGTGAGCACGTCCACCGGCGCCGACTCGACCAGGTCCTTCGACTCCTTCAGCCCGAGTCCCACCAGTTGGCGGACCACCTTGATGACGGAGATCTTGTTCGGCCCGATCGCCTCGAGCCGGACCGTGAACTCGGTCGGCTCCTCGGTCTCCTCCTCGATCACGACCGGTGGGCTGTCCCGGACGACGGGCTCCGCGGTCACCCCGAACGTCTCGGCGAAACGCCGGTTGAACTCGGTCAGCTCGGCGAGGGTCATGGTCTTGAACCGCTCGATCAGTTGATCGCTCATGTCGTGCCTTTCCCTTCCTCGTCCCGGTGCGGACGGAGCGAGCGAGGGACCCCGCTAGAAGCCCCTCGCTCACTCGAACCGTACCGGCTAGCGGGACCGGTCAGGCCCAGCTAGTTCGTGCTCACTGCGCCGGGGAAACCGGCGCGATACCCGCGACCGCAAGCATCCTGTTCGCCTCGGCGGCCGTGTCCGGAAGCTTCGGCGCGCGCGGCCGGCGCGTGGTGGACGTCTTGCGGGCACCCTGCTTGCGGGCCGCCGCCGCCTTCTTGCCCGCCTGCACCCGCACCGGGTCCTTCGCCCGGGTGCGAGCCTTGACCGCGCTGGTGACGAACTCCGAGAGGAGGTAGGCCACGACGGTCCACAGGTTCGCGCACTTCGCTCCGAGCGTCCCACCGGCGATGAAGTTCGCCGTACCGGACACTGCGACCGCCAGCACCAGGACCACGAGTGAGGTCCAGAAGCCGCGGCGGGCCACGTCGGGGATGTGCAGAGCGATGTTGCAGGTGATGGCGAGCAGGTCGACGGTCAAGGGGACCGCGTACTGGGCCGCCTGGTCGACGCCCCACGACGCCAACAGCGAGCGCTGGTGGCCGTAGGACACCGCCGCCGCGACGATCATGATGAGCGTCGTCGAGAAGCGGGTTCGCTGGAACGCAGTGAGACTGCGCAGGTACTGGATCATGTGGGTCTCCCTCCCACTGGCCACCCGGATGGTGGCGGGAGTGCCCTCGGCCGGACTCGAACCGGCCTCGTCGGCGTTACGCCTCGGTGTTCGTTCAGGCTCCCGACGTCGCGGGCCTGCAGGGCTTGTGGCCCCGGGCGCCGACCGCGCGCTGTGCGCCGCGTACTCGTCGCTCCTGGGGCAGGTGCCGGTATCTCGCCGGCTGGTTGATCGATTCGGTGTCGAGTCGGGCTGGTTCACGGGCTGCGAGGCGACTGCTTGCGCTGACCGGACCCTCGCTGCGGTGTCCCGCTCTTCAGTTCTACTCACCACGATACCCCGGGGTATCGGTACCGTCAAGTGTCAAGCCCGGGAGATTTGGCGCCATGGGTAGAAGTGGACTATCCGGCCTTACGCCGCCGGTTGTGCTGCTGCACCGCCTTGCGCACCGCGGCCTCGGACACCCCGAGCGCCGCCGCCACAGCCTTGGCCGGCTCCTGGCGGGTCGCCTCGTACACAGCCTCGTCGGCAAGGGCGGCAGCGAGGGCGGACAGGGCGCTCAGGTCGGACGCCAGCTTGCGGGCAGTCGCGGCGCGGGTCACGTCGATCACGGCCGCCGACACAGGTCGCCGAGGTGGTAGAGCCAGTAGTCGCCGTTGGCGTCCTCGTCGCCCCATGCGTCGTGCTCAAGGCAGCCTTCGGTCCCGCACTCGTGCGGGACGATCTCGCTTGACCAGCACGACGGGCACCCGGAGTTGCCGACGACATGTCCGTCGGACTCGTCTCCGAAGCTGAAGGTCTCGGCCACGAGCACGACGATACTCCCCCGTCGCGAACTGTCCGATCATCCGACGGCGTTTCGTCCTTCGATCTGCCACCCTCGGCGCCATGACGCAGCCCCAGCCCCAGTTGATCGTCAAGCCCGGCGGACTGACCACCGGCGAGCACCTGGTGCACATCCTCGTCGTGCTGGTCACCTGCGGGCTGTGGATCCCCGGCTACATCTACTTCGCGGTCAAGGCACCCAAGGCCCGCTACGAGGTGGCGATCCCGTACGGTGCGGATCCGGCCGCGGTTCAGGCGCTCTACGCCCAGGTCGCCGCCATGAACGCGGCCCCGCAGGTGCAGCCGGACACCCGCACCCCCGAGGAGCGCAAGGCCCAGCACCGCCAGTCCATCCAGATCGCGGTCATCGTCACCCTCGGCGTGCTCGCGGTGCTCGCTCTCGTGGTCGCCAACTCCTGGCTGAGCAACCACTAGAGTCCGGCGCGGTCCAGCGCCTGGTCCATGTCCTGTCGTCCGCATGCCACCCGCAGCTCCAACACGAGATCGCCGGTGAGGTTCGTGGCGCGGGAGCGCAGCAGCTCCACCAGCGTGCGGTGGCGCGGGTTGAGCCGGAACATGTCGCCTCCCTGGCGGTGCGACGGGCGCCCCCCTTCCCGCCGCACCGAGTCCTAGGACCGGGCACGCCACGCAGGGGTGGCGCACCCGGGTGTCCTTCGGTGTCTAGCCAGGGACACCCGCTAAGCTTAACCGGCATTGCGCGTAATGCAAGCCATGCTCTTGAAGTGGGGAGGTGAACGTGGTGAGATCGTCCGGTCTAGCCAGGAGCGAGTCCATGTCCGAACCGTTCTACCGGCGTATCCGCGCCGACATCCAGGCCCGCATCGCCAGCGGCGAGTGGCCGCCGGGCACCCAACTGCCCTCGACCCGGGAGCTGGTCGCGTACTACCGGGACAAGTTCGGCTCCCGCACCCTGGCCCACTCGACCGTCCGCCACACCATCTCCCTGATGATCGAGCGTGGTGAGTTGCGGGGACAGCAGGGTATCGGGGTGTTCGTGGAGGGAGGGGGCGCGTGAGCGATCTCGTGGAGTGGCTGAGGGCGCGACTCGACGAGGACGAGGCGACCGCCCGCGCCGCGGCCGGTGACGTCTACATCGACGACACGGGCGCGCGCTGGTCGCGTCCCGACCCGGAGTACCGGCCCGGGCGTATCGTGGACGCCGCCGGCTGTGTGATCACGTACGACGAGGGCAGCCCGGCTGATTCGGAGGCCGAGCACATCGCCCGCTGGGATCCCGCCCGCGTTCTGTCCGAGGTAGCGGCCCGACGTGCGACTCTCGCTCTGCACGTCGCTGACGAAGACTCGATGCCGGACTACCTGTATTGCAGCAGCTGTGGCGGCGGCGGCGTGAACGAGTTCCCGACCCACTGGCCGTGCGACACGGTCAAGCTCCTCGCCCTGCCCTACGCCGACCAGCCCGGCTTCGATCCAGCGTGGAGGCTTAACGCGCAAAGCTAGTTAGCCGACCCTCCCGAACCTGTCACCCGATCGCCCGACAATGTAGCGCCGCCTGTCGATATTCCGACAGGCGGCGCTTGTGCAATGATCGTCACGCACGCGATCAGGCGGTCGCCCGCGAGCGACTCCGGCCAGCTACTGACTGGCCGGAGTCCCAAAACCCGGCACCGGAAGAGCCGCCACGGCGGCGGCCCGCTGCGACCCGGTGATGAGGGTGTAGCCCACGGTCGAGGTGATGCTGGAGTGGCGCATGAGCTCCTGGGTCACCCGGATGTCGCCGCCCAAGGCCTGGGCGAGAGTGCCGAAGCGGTGTCTTCCCCGGTGCATGTGCACCTCGGTCATGCCGACCTTGTTGAGGTGGTAGCGGGCGGTCACCGAGATCCAGTGCCCGGACACCGGCTCTCCCCGGCGGTTGGTGACCAGCAGCCCGGACGGACGCTGCGCCACCCACTGCCAGACGAACGGGTGGGTCGGCACGGTGCCGGGCCGGCCGCCCTTACCGCGGGGGATCACCACCATCTCCTCGGTGACGTGTTCCCGCCGACAGGCCGCGATCTCGCTGACGCGCATGCCCTCGAACCCGGCCAGGACCGCGGCGGTCGCGATCGGCTCCGGTAGCCCGAACATGCGCAGCAGGTCCTCTTCGCTGACCGGATTCGGCAACGGCTTGGGGCGACGTGGTTTGGCGATCGCGGCACTGGGATCTCCGTCCAGGAACCCGGCGGACGTGGCCCACCGGTAGAACATGGTCAAGTGGTAGTGGTAGGTGGACAGCGTCCACTCCGAGCATTTGGCGGTCCGCAGGTCGGCCAGCCAGGCCTCCAGCAGCTCGGTCGCGGCGTAGGCCAGGCCGAACGGGAGGCGGTGGTGCAGTTGGCGAAGCACGTAGGCGCGCTTCTCGATGGTGTGCGTGGAGTAGCCCCCGGCTTGCAGGTGTGCGATGTGGAGGCTGATGAGGTCATCACTCATCCTGCGTAGGTTGTCACGATCGGTGATCACTCCTAACCCCCGTTCACACCGAGATGGGTGAGCGTTGGGTCAGCGACACACCGACGAGCGGGCGGGTCTGACGTACCGCCCGGGTCGGGAGTAGGTGCCCGAACGATGAAGGGTGTTTGGGGGTCGTCGAGGAGGTCGCCAGCACGCGGGTTGAGCCATACGCACTAGTACGTATCTGGCCCCGGTTCGGCCCGTGCACGAGCCACAGGAAGTCGCAGCCGACAACCGGTGCGATGGTCATCGAGATGGTGACGAGACGCTTGGGCTCGATGCCGTCGCGCTCCCATCGCCGCCAGTTCTCTGCTGGTAGGCCGCACTTCTGAGCCGCCTCCTTTACGTTCCAGCCCAGCTTCTGCCGTACGAGGGCGAGCCGGGCGCCGAAGGTCGCGTCCGTAGGGATCCATCCCGCTGTCTGCTCCTGGAGCACTGCCTCCGTGGTCATGTGCACAGGATACGACGCAATGCACAGGACGCAAGGGTTACACCCACGCACGACGCTTGACACCACGCGAGTGGAAGCCTACGGTGCAGTGCATGGCACCACGGAAGTCTCTCCTCACCGCCGACGAGGTGGTCGAGATGATGTCCGCGGCCGGCTACGAGGTCTCTGCGGAGACTGTCCGCCGCTGGGGCAGGACCGGCAAGGTCAAGGTCATCCGCATGCCCGGTGGCTTCAAGAAGGCCCGGGTCCGGTTCCGCCGCACCGAGTTCGAGGCGATCCTGCGGGGCGAGTACGTACCTGAGGCCGTGGCGTGAACACGGGCTGCCCGATCTGTGGCTTCGACTACGCCGGTTGGTCACTCTTCGGCCAGATGGGTCACCTCGTCGGCGACCACACGTGGTGGCAACGTTGCGTGCTCAGGTGGCGCACCCGTACCTACCTCAAGGACCTGTTGATCAACCGTAAGTACGGTGCCCGGCCGTGAGCGCCCGCAAGGTCATGCGTGGCCGCGGTGCCGGGCTCGGCCCGGGCCGTCGTCCACGCCGGCGCTCCGGCGGCGGCGGCAAGAAGGGCGGCGGGATCTCCTGCCCCTTCTCGTTGCCCTCCATCCCTGTAGCCCTGGCCCGTGGGGTCTTGGCCGCGTGGACGATCCGCTCTTTGGAGGCGTCCCGATGACGCTCGTCTTTCTCGACACCGAGACCACCGGCCTCGCCGACGACTGCGACGTGTGGGAGATCGGCCTCATCGTCCGCACCGACCGCCCGGAGGACGTGGACGACGCGCTTGGTGACATGGCCAGCCACATCGACACCGAGCACTGCTGGCGGGTCCGGCCCGACCTGTTCACCGCCGAACCGACCGGCCTGCGCATCGGCCGCTACTACGAGCGGATGGGCCACGTCGCCGATCGTCCGGTTGGATACGCCTACACGGTCACCTGCCCCGACGACGGCATCCTCTACCCCGAGGAGCGACACACCGACTCCACCACTGTCGCCGCTCGCGTGGCCCGCATGCTCGACGGCGCCACCATCGTCGGGGCCGTGCCCGACTTCGACGACCGTCACCTGCGGCGGTTCCTGCGTAGCAACGGTCATGCCGGCACCTGGCACTACCACCTCGTCGACGTGGAGACCCTCGCCGCCGGGGCGCTGCGCATGCCGCCGCCGTGGGGCTTCGACAAGCTCCTCGGCGAGTTCGGGCTGACCTACGACGAGGCCGACCGACACACCGCGCTCGGTGACGCCCGCATGGTCCGCGACCTCTACGACAAGGTGCTCGGGCGATGAAGTCCTTGGCCGCGTGGACGATCCGCTCTCTGGGAGGTGCGGGGTGACGACCCGCCGCCTACCCGTCTCCTCGGCGCCGCCCTTCCGGCTCGGCCCTCTTGCTGCTGACGGCGAGTACGAAGCGTGGCTTGCCTCCCGCCCTGTCGCCCCGGCAGCGACGGATGGTGCGCGCAAGGTCGAGGGGTCCGGGATCGCGCACACCCCCGCCGTCACACCCTCTTCCCTGACGGCGGGGGCCGAACGGCTGTCGGGAGTTGATCCAGGCCCGGCAGATGGGGCGGCCCCATCCGGGACACACACCGCCGCCCCAGCGCCCACCCCGACCGGGTTGCGAGCGGCCGGGGTGGGCGTAACCCCGGGGGGTGCGCTGTGAGCGACTTGACTTTCCGCGAGGTCAGCGACATCAACCGCAAGCGCTGTGAGCGCTGGCACCCCGGCTTCCCCGACGACGGTAACTGGACCGGCTCCGACTGGTCCAACGCTATGGCGGGGGAGGCCGGCGAGACCTGCAACGTGGTCAAGAAGCTGCGTCGGATCGAGGCGGGAATGCAACAGGCCGCCGGGGACACGCGGCCGGACCTGCTCGCCAAACTGGCCACCGAGATCGGTGACACCTTCATCTACCTCGATCTGCTGGCGCAGTACTACGGCCTCGACATCGGTGGCTGTGTACGGGCCACATTCAACCGCGTCAGCGAACGCGAAGGCTTCCCGGAACGCATCGACCCGACATCCCCCGGCCCGGAGCCCCACAACTACAGGAGAACCACTTGAAGACGATCAACGAGGTGCCGGAGTCCATCACCCGCGCGGACTACCTCGCTCTCATGGCCGCTGTGGGGTTCGAACCTAAGCGCCTGAAGAGCCTGCGGTTCGAGCCGTTCGGCATCTACGCCGAGGTCTACCACCGCAACGACGACGGCAAGCAGGTGCTGGACGGTCCTCGTGGTGTGCCAGCGATCCACCAGATCTACATCCCCGTCAAGGACTGACAACTGAATCAACCCGCCGGGTTGCTGCTACGTGCGTAGCCCGGCGGAAGACCCGGATCGGTGAGCGGGGCACCGGTTCGGGGACAACGAAACCCCGGGCGGGGGAAGCCCGGGGTTCCAACGAGACCAAGGAAGGTGGTCCTAGTGACAGAGAGTACCAAGCGCAGCCCGGTGCTGAGCGACGAAGACGCCGCGTTGCTTAGCCGCGCGTCGGACTGGCTTTGGGATATCACCGACCCGGACAAGGTCGGCCATGGCGACTACGAGCGCACGCTTCTGCGCGTCGAGGTCGCCCGGTCCGTTGCCCAACTGCTCACGGCGATCAGGAACGCCGCCGTGATCGATCCGCTGATCCTCGGCACGGCGCCGTCGGTGGCGTCGTTCGTCCTGGAGGGCCTGGAGGGCAAGCGGTCATGACCGACCTCGACGACCTCCGCGCCACCACGCTGCAGACGATCGTGGTCCTGCACCACGACCAAGGTCTACCCGTCCCACAGGAGGTCCGCTTCCAGGAGATGGACCACCAGACGCTGCCGCTGTGCTCGCTGACACTGACCTTCGACGCCCCCTACGCGGTCGATCTGTGGGCCAAGCACATCGGGCTGCGGGACGCCGAGTGGATGGAGGGCGAGCTGCACCGGATCTACCGGGTGGAGCGCTTCGCCTGGCCGAGGGTGTGCTGGGCCGGGTGGCACTCGGTGCACCTGGTGGCGTTGGTGGCCAAGCCCGAGCTGGTGGCTGCTGCCGCGCTGACGCCCGACTCGCTGCCAGGAGGTGGGGAGTGAGCGAGCTGAAGCTGACTCCGGCGCGCAGGGCGCTGCTCCAGGCGATCGACGACGGGGCGGTGACGAAGCACTTCGGCATCTTCCCGGCGCGGGACTGGATCGACTGGGACCGAGGGCCGGGGTGGAAGGGAACAGGGCGTCGGTACAAGACCGTCACCAAGCCGGCGCATCTCCTGTGGTGTGAGGGTTGGGTTGAGCTCGTCGAGCCCCCTGTCGGCGCACCGTACAAGTTCTCGCGGAAGTTCCGTCTCACCGACGCCGGTCGTGCCGTTCTGGACGGTGCGAAGTGAGCGACACCGAGGCCATGGTGCGGCTGATGGAGCACGCGGCCGATCTGCTGCAGGCCGCAGTCGACGCCGAGAAGACCTGGCACGGCGGCGACAAGGACTACCAACTCATGCGCAACCGCTCCATCGCCGCGAAGTCCTTCGCCTGCGCGACGCTGCGCATGGTCGCCGCCTCCGTCGCACCCGAGGGCCGCGGGACAACCCTCGATCTCGCCGACCGGATCGCCAAGGACTACCCAGTCTGGGCTGAGGAGTCCGACGGCGTCGTCATGACCGACGGGGAGCTGGGCTCAGTGGCGCGGTTCCTGCGCAGCACACTGGACGGCACCCCATGACCCCCGATATTGCGACCCAGGCGGCTGTCAGAGTTCTCCGCGCCTATGTGGCCCAGGTTGACGAGGTCAACTGTCAGTGGGAGTGGTGCGGTAACCCCCGGCCACATGTGACGGGCAACTGCCTCGGGTTCCCCGACGCGATCGCCGACGAGGCCGACGCGATCGAAGCTGGCGATGAGGAGTCTCCGCTCTGGAAGCCGATCATCTCTGTTGCCGGGCTCTATGAGCTGTGCTGGACCCAGCCAGTCGACCGCTTCGTCGCCTGCGACCGAGCCAAAGACCACAAGGGCAAGCACTCCTGGGAGTTGCCGTCATGAGCCCCTTCACCCGTGGTGTCCTCGCTCTGGCCGCCGCTGGCTGTGCCGGCCTGATCACCCTGTTTCTCTTCGGCATCATCGCCGCCGCCATCGCGGCGAGCACCGGAAAGAAGGTCGACAAGTGAGCGAACTGACCGAGATCGACATTCGACTGCACGCGCTGAACTTGGCCGTGGCACAGCGGCGCGAGGTCTTCCGCCTCAATCTGAGCGAGTTCAAGCGTAAGGACGACGACCCTGACAGCCTGGAGCGGAAGGAAGATGGCTGGCTCGCCCGAGAGACCCTGACTGACGCACGTCTCTACGCCGAGTGGCTCACGAATGGCGACGTGCCGGTTGAGACGCCGGAACAGTCGGCCACCATCATAGACGTCGGCCTCGAACGGATGGGCGTGAGGCCATGATCCCCGTCTACCTCTACCTCGTGGGCTCCGGCCTGGTCGGCTTCGGCTTCTGGATCGGCCGGGTGTCGGGCCGTTCCGCCGAGCGACACGACCGCGAGTCCATCCTCGGTGACGTGGAGCGCATCCGCGCCGCGTACGCGATCGCGGCGCTGCCGGCGCAGCAGGGAACCCTGGCCGAGAACCGGCTGGAGCTGACCGCCACCCCGCACGTGCCGCAGGTGGAGGAGTCCTGGCCGCTGCTGTGGCGGGTGCTCTGGCCCGTCCTGCTCTTCGCTGCGCACTTCTGGTGGACCCCCGTGGGTGTCGGGCTGGATCGGGCGGCTGTGTGGCTGTGGGGCTTCCTGGGCCGCCGGGAGCGGCATTGGTGGAACGACTACAACACCGGCGCGCACCGGCTGGTCACACCGGAGCAGCAGCGGCGGGAGTGGGTCGGGGAGTTGGTGGGGACGACGTGAGCGACTTTGTCGAGATCACGATCCGGCTTCCTGCCGTAGCGGCATACGGGCCACCCGATGAGATCAGCGTCCCTGCAATGTCCTGTCGCCGCTGCCGTAAAGACTTCGACGACGGTGAGCGGATCGCCAAGTTCGACCGCTCCTGGTTCTGCCTTGACTGTCTCAACAGCAGCGACTGGCTGACCCGGCTGAATTGGTGCGCGATCGCCGACCACATCGCCGAGCGACCCAGCCAGCAGACCGCTGCCACGATTAAGGCCACGCTGCAGAACCTCGCAGCCATGGCGAGAGGGCAGTGGCGATGACCGACGAACCCTGCGGCTGCACCCCCACCCAGGAATGTGACCGGCACTACCTGGACGACGACGCTCGGTTCGAGCGGAGTCAAGATGTCTGACAAGCCGACCGTCGTCGAGGCGCTCAGCGCGGCCATGGCCGAGGTGCAGGCCGTCGGCAAGAACTCACGCAACACCGAGCAGGGCTACAACTTCCGCGGTGTCGACGCGGTGGTCAACGCGGTCGGGCCGGTACTGAAGAAGCACGGTGTGATCGTCCTGCCCGAGGTTCTCGACGCGTCGTTCCGCGACGTGCGTACCACGAAGGACAAGCCGGCCCGCGAGTGCACCGTTCGGGTGCGGTACCGGTTCTACGGGCCGGCGGGCGACTACATCGACGCGGTGGTGCCGGGTGAGTCGCTCGACTTCTCCGACAAGGGCGCGGCGAAGGCAATGTCGGTGGCGTATCGCATCGTGCTGCTGCAGGCCCTGTGTATCCCCACTGATGATGCAGATCCCGACTCCCACTCGGTCGAGCGCAGCAACGAGGGCGCGGGCAGTCCGGAGGCCATCGAGCTCTTCGCCGCGATCATGGACGCGAAGACGCAGCCCCAGTTGCGCGCCGCGTGGGGAGCCGTGCGGGACGCCCGGAACGAGGGCCGGATCAACGAACGCGAGGCCGTCCAGCTGAACAACCACGTCAAGCGCCGCAAGAGCGAGGTGACCGATGACAGCACCGCTGACACCCAACCAGGTGGCGCTGGAACTGTCCCGACTAGCTCGGGACCTGGCGACGACGGTGGACCAGCTGGAGATAGCGGATCGGGACGCGACGGAGAAACGGGCAGCGTACGACCTGGCGTTCAGCCGGGCCTTCATCTCGGCGACGGGGGCGATGGAGCAGCGAAAACACCAGGCCGTGATCAACGTGCACCAACTGCGGCTGGAGGCAGACGTGGGTGATGCGTTGGTTCGACACCTGCGCCGAAGGATCGACGCGATCAAGGTACGCATTGACTGTGCTCGCAGCTACGGGGCCGCTATACGGGCCGAGCTGAACCTGAGCGCTGCGGGGGTGGACTGATGACGGACGAGACCGAGCCGATGACCGTCCAGGAGCGGGTGACCGCCAAACTCTGGCTCGACGCCATCGCCGCCGCCGCCGGGGAAGCGTCGAAGCGGATCAGCGCCGAATTGGCGGCAGACGCCAGGCGCGACTACGAGGCGGGCAATGGCCTGCTGACCCAACGCTTTCCTGACCTCGCCAACGTCTCGGCGTCGGCGACCCACGAGGCGTCCGTGGTGGTCAACGAGGCCGCGTTCACCAAGTGGGTGGCGCTTCGCTACCCGACCGCCGTCTACACCGAGACGAAGGTCTCACCGGCCTGGCAGACGGCGTTCCTGAAGCGGGCCATCCGCAACGGCGGGAAGGTCTTCGACGCCGCCACCGACGAGCAGGTGCCCGGGGTTGAGGTGAAGCCCGGCGGGGAGTTCATCGGCGTGAGCGTCAACCAGAAGTCGAAGGTGGCCACGGAGATGTTCGCCGCTCTCGCCGAGAACGGCCTGAGACAGCTCGCGGCGGTGGCCGGTTCCCGTCCGCTCGCACTACCGGGGGTGGAGTAGTAGTGAACGAGCTCGAGGTCCGCAAGCTGTCTGCCGTCGTACCGATCAGCGAGGAGATGGCCGCCGAGGTGGAGCGATTGAGGGCCGGCATCAACTGGGCGCTGGCCGCCACACCCGAGGAGATGGCCGCATACCAGGAGCAGCGGCGTCGGGAGCGGACTGCCGAGCGTGCCGCCAGTGAGGTCCGGCCGCTGACACTGGATCGGCTGATTAAGGACCTTGGCTGGTCCGGGGCGTACGCCCTGCACTTCGTCCAGCCGTACTGCACCTGCTCCGACAGCTACGACGGGTGGGACTACTGCCAGCACGCACACGACGAGGGGGTGATCCCCGAGTGAACGAGTTCGATCATCGATTGACCCCGGAGGGGCGCGAGGGCTTCCTCGCCGCTATCTCCTACATCACGCTCGCGGGGCACATGAGCATGGATCCGGTCGAGCGCGGCGTGATCGCTGGCCTCGTCAGAGCGCTGAAGCGCAGGGCAGACGCCGAGTATCTCATTGGCAAGCCGCCACCCGAGGGGGTGATCCCCGAGTGAAGGAGCAGTTGAGTCCGCAGCGCGTGGAGGAGATCTTCCTCGACTGCCTACCCCGCGACGAGGAAGACGGGGTGCCCCTGGTGCAGGTGGACGGGATCGTCACGAGCGCTGCCTTCAATCTCGCTCGGCTGGACGTATACCGCAACTCCATCGCCCGACTGCTCGGTGAGCTGCCGGATGAGTTCATCCGCGGCTTGGGCGGCGGGATGTCTTTCCTGAACGCGTGCATGGACCGCCATGGCGACCAGTGGACCGGTGAGCACCGGACGATGGACCAACTGTTCTTGCTGGGAATGGCCACTGGCTTGGTCACCTGTCTCATGGGCCGCGAGTTGTGGGACGTGCTGCCGGGCGGCATGCCGTACTACGCGGTGTCCGGCGAGTGTCGCAGGGTCGCCGATGTCCAGTCGTAGATACACCGGCCCCACGGCGGCGGAGAGCCCGAGGGTGAAGCGTCGTGCTTTCCGACCGTCCACGCAGGGCGGAAGAGACGCGCTCGCGGCGGTGGGCCGCGGCCGTATTGCAGAGGTCCTTGCCGAGGCCGAGCGACGCTCCTGGTTCTCCTGTGGTGATCTCTGCGACGGTCGCCTGAGGCGCTCCCCGTTTTTCAAGGGACTCCCCGATCGTCAGCGGTTCGCGTTGTCGTGGGTTCTAGGCGAGACAGGATGCTGGGAGTGGGTCGGAGCTAAGAAGAAGCAGGGCGGCTACGGCCAGTTTCGCTTCGGCCGCCGCAACTGCAACGTCCACCGGGTGGCCTACGAGATCCACGTGGGTCCGATTCCGACGGGACTGACTATCGATCACAAGTGCCGTAACAAGGGCTGCGTTAACCCTGATCACCTCGAGCCAGTAACGGGCGCCGAGAACACGCGTCGCTACGGAGAGACGTTTACGGCATGTCCGAAGGGACACCTCTACACCCCCGAGAACACGCTGGCCAAACCCCGGCGTAACTGCCGCCGCTGCCACAATGAGCGAACCTCGGTGAGCAGCAAGGTCAACGTTCGGCTTAGGGCGGCGGCACCGTGGATCCTGTCGGCACTGGCTGGTCGTTCCGGCGGGCTCTGCGAGATGGCGCTTGCGGGGTGCACTGGCGTCGCTACCGACCCCGCACACCGAATCAGCCGGAAGGCCGGCGGCCGTCCCGACCGGACCAAGTTTGATCGGCTGAGCAACTTCGTCCACGCATGCCGTAGATGCCACCGGTGGACCCATGAACGGCCGGCCGAGGCGTACGACCTAGGTCTCATGCTGAAGGAGCACCAGGACCCGGCCGCCGAGCCCTTCGCGTTTCGCGGGATGGGTTGGATCTTCCTCACCGACGATGGTCGGTACTCAGATGACCCACCGGAGCGTGAGGTGGCATGAGCGACGAACTGTGGTGGGCGGACGAAGCCGCTGAGGTACTCCAGGCGAGTGTGCGACACCAACCGATCGCCAAGGTCGGGGTGCGCTGGAAAGTGCGTGTCGACGAGCCGCACCCGCGGCGCACGGAGAAGCGCGGCGACTTCATCGACATGGCCGACGGGCGCGTCACGCTGGCTGCGCGCACGATCTGGGCCGGGTGGACGCCGGGCTACGAACTGCACGTCACCCTCGCTGACGGCACCCGCATCACCGGGCCATGGCGGGAACGCCTCGTCTGCTGCGACATGCACAGCCACAACTGCGAACCGCCGGCTGACCTGTGCTGCGAATACTGCACCGAACTGCACCATCCGAACCACAACAAGCTAATGCCGTGCGTGCTCGCGGCGGTGACCCCATGACCACCTACACCACCAACCGCGGCCCCTGCGCCAACTGTGGACACGGGGAGATCTCACACCTGTTCCGGGAGAGCAAGGAGCGCGGCCGGTGCACGGTGACCGAAGCGCTCGGCTCCAAGCCGGAGCCGTGCACCTGTCCGTACTACCAGGAGGTGACCAGGTGAGCGCCGACGACCTCACGGCTGGCTACCCGGTTCACGCAGTAGCCAGCTACCAACCATGGACTAACCCCCACGGGGCCGCCTTCACCGACTGGACCGCCAGCTGCGGTGTCACCGGCACGATCGCCGGTAGATCCTTCGGACGTGCCGGTAGCGCGCGGCGGCGCGAGCTCTGCGCCACGTGCTGGCCGCTGGACTGGAGCACCCACCACCCCGCTCCAATTCGAGCCCAGGAGGTGAGCCGTGGCTGAGGTGACGCTGGCCCGGGTGATCGCGGACGTGAACAAGCTCGGCGGTGACCCGGAGACCACGCTGATCTGCGTCAACGGCGCGACCACCGAGGACTACGAGTACGCGTACGAGGTCTACCGCGCCGGTGGGATCGTCCTGGTCGACTTTTCGGACGATGACGATGACTAGACTCCGCGACGTTCCGCTATTCCCGGCACCCCAGGAGCCCGTGCTGGAGCTGTCGGGAACCTTCGCCCACCTCGGCGCCCAGAAGGGCCACTACGCCCGCTACCGCCCCGTCAAGCGGGTGGCGTGCGACGAGTGCGTGGCGTTCCTGCACACGCACAAGGGAGTCGGCCCACCGCCACGCGGCGCTCGGGTGACCCGTCGCGCGCTCGGCGGCGAAACCTTGCGGCTGTGCACCGGCCACGGCGATCTCTGGCGCGAGCACGACAAGACGGTGGTGGGACTGTGAGGAGCTCCTGGGGCATGTCCTCGGACCACCTGGCGGTCGAGCGGCAACGGGAACGAGCCGTGCGCATGATCCGCTGCCCGGTGTGCGACGCCCCGTCGCGCAAGCCCTGCCGCTACCCGAAGCGGGTGGCGCGCAAGGACGGCAAGCCGGGCGGCACCACCCAGAGCCACGCCCACGTCGGCCGCTACGACCTGGCCGCGTCGAAGGGACTGGTGCCGCATGTCTAGGTCAGCGTGGGGCTTCGGTACCGACACGGTGATGGACTGGCGCACCGACGCGGCGTGCCGGGGTAGCACCGTCCCGGACGCGTGGTTCGTGACGAGGGCCGACCTATCGTCGGCGAACGTGATGGCGCTCAAGATCTGCCGCACGTGTCCGGTGATGGACCAATGCCGATCCTGGTATGAGTCGCTGGATCCCGAGCTCCGCCAGTCGGTGATCGCGGGTGGGATCAAGTGGAACTCCTACGGCCCACCCCGACGAGCGGATGCGTGACGTCCACTTCCCGCCGGGGTCGTTCACGGCCAAGGAGGTCGGCGTGGTGCTGCGGGTCAGCCGCAACACGGTGTCGATGTGGTGCGCCACCGGCAAGATCCCCGCCACACGTGACGACAACGGCCGCTGGCTCATCGCCGCCGCCGCCCTCAACCGCTACGTCGAGTCGTGTCGTGAGTCACAACGTCAATTAGGGAAAGGAGATTCGTGGAGTGGGTGAAGCTGCACGGCCGGTACTACGGCGACCCGAAGGTCATGGCGTTGCCGGACGCGGACACCGAGGTGCTCTTCGTCCGGTCGCTGGCCTACGCGGGCGACCAGGAGACCGGCGGCTTCATCCCCGAGCACGCGGTGCGTGCGCTCACTCGGGTACGCCGAAGCGGGGTTCTCGTCAGGGCCCTCGTGAAAACCGGACTGTGGACGGCCGTATCAGGCGGGTGGCAGATCACCCGCTGGGACGTCTGGCAGGCGGATCACGACGTGCTGGCGAAACGTCGCCACGTGGATCGCGAGCGTCAGCGTCGCAAGCGGGCTGCGGAGCGCTCCAACATGTCACGTGACACGTCGTCGGACAGTCACGTGACTGTCCGACATAGAGAGAAAGAGAAAGAACTACCCCCCGTAGCCCCCCACGGGGGGCGGAGCGTTGGCTACGAGACCGATCCCGACTTCGTCCGGTTCTGGGAGATCTACCCACGCAAGGTCGCGAAACCCGCCGCGTTCAAGGCCTGGCGAACCCAGGTCAGCCGAGGCGTCGACCCGACGTTGATCCAGTTGGCGGCGCGGCGCTACGCCGAGGACCGTCGCGGCCAGGACCCGAAGTTCACCGCTCATCCCGCAACGTGGCTCAACGGTGAGCGCTTCAACGACCAACCGGTCAACGGAAGTGGCGGAGGGTGGTGGGACAACTAGTGGACGTACTGCGCGAACTCGTCCTGCCACGGCTGGACAAGGTCCGCCCGGCAGCCGGCGGGTATACGGCCCGCTGCCCCGCCCACGCCGACACCAACCCGTCCCTGTCGGTGTCGGCGGGCAAGGACCACCCGGTGGTGCTGCACTGCCAGGCCGGCTGCGCGGCGGAGGACGTCCTCGCCGCGCTGGGTCTGGCGTGGGGGGATCTGCTGGCACCGAAGGAGACGCCGAAGGGTGAGTGGACCCCGGCCGGCCCGGCGACAGCGGTCTACGACTACACCGACGAGCAGGGCAACCTGCTCTTCCAGGTGCTGCGCACCGCCGGCAAGCAGTTCCGCCAGCGCGTGCCCGACGTGAACTCCGAGTCCGGTTGGACATGGCGACTCGGGGACGTGCGACGGGTGCTGTACCGTCTACCCGCGGTACTCAAGGCGGTTGCCGACGGACACATGATCTACATCTGTGAGGGCGAGAAGGACGTCCACACCCTCGTCGGGCACGGGCTCGAGGCCACGTGCAACCCCGGCGGGGCCGGCAAGTGGCGGGCCGAGTACGCCGAGCACTTCTGCGACGCGGTGGTAACGATTGTCGCCGACCGGGACGACCCGGGCCAGGCCCACGCGCGCAGGGTCTGGGACTGTCTCGAGCCGGTGGCCGCGTGTGTGAGCATCGTCGAAGCTCTCGAGGGCAAGGACGCCACTGACCACGTCAACGCCGGGCACACCCTGGACAAGTTGGTCGTCACGAGGACCAACGACCGCCCGTCCGTGGCACCCGACCTGGCACCGGATCTGTGGCAGTTCCTCGCGACGCCCGACGACGAGTACGACTGGATCGTGCCGCACCTGCTCGAGCGCGGGGATCGGCTCATGCTCACCGGCTTCGAGGGGCTCGGTAAGAGCATGCTGGTGCGACAGTTCGCGGTCGCGATCGCAGCCGGACTGCACCCGTTCGGGCTGCAAGGGATCGACCCGCGGCGGGTACTGCTGATCGACTGCGAGAACTCCGAGCGCCAGTCGCGGCGGCAGTTCCGCCGCCTCGCCGACGCGGTCACACGGCAGGGTTTCCGCATCGAGCAGGGATGGCTCAGGCTCATCCACAAGCCCGCCGGACTGGACCTGACCCACCCCGACGACGAGGCGTGGCTGATCGAGCGGGTGACGGCGCACCGGCCCGACGTGTTGTTCATCGGACCGTTCTACCGGCTACACAACGCGAACCTGAACGAGGAACTCCCGGCCCGGCGGACAGTGGCGGCGCTCGACCGTGCACGGACACTGGCCGGTTGCGCACTGGTCATCGAGGCGCACGCCGGACACGGTGAGGTGGGCATCAAGCGGTCGGTGCGACCGACGGGCTCGAGCCTGTTGCTGCGCTGGCCGGAGTTCGGCTATGGCCTGGCGCCTGCGGTTGATCCGGCCCCTGGGGAGCCGGCCCGGCACGTGAAGGTCCTCCCCTGGCGGGGGCCGAGGGACGAGAGACGGTGGCCTACCCATCTCTCGTGGGGTGGGGCTCTTCCATGGCGGGTGACGCGGGAGGACGAAATGGCGGAGTTGTCATGACTATCCAGGCCATTCCCGTCACCTACCGGGGCATCAAGTTCCGGTCGGCGCTCGAGGCCGACTGGGCATCGACGTTCGATTGGTACGACATCTACTGGGAGTACGAGAACCTCGGCATCGAACTCAAGGACGGCACCCGGTACCTGCCGGACTTCTACCTGCCCGAGTCGCACATCTGGTGCGAGGCCAAGGGGCCACACAACGAGCGGCTGGTGAAGGCCCAGGACCTCAACGCCGAGATCTGGTCGGACGACTGGCTCGAGCGTGAGCCGTTCGTGGTCGTCCTGAGGGCGGCGGGCCCGGGCAACCGGGCGACGTGGGAGTCCTGCAACCCGAGCATGAAGATCAGCCTCTACCAGTGTCCCTACTGCCTGAAGTACAGCTTCGCCGACTACAACGGGCTGTGGCGCTGCCGTTTGGTGAACTGCCGTCAACCGCTCGAGCGATGGCACCTTGGTCGCTACTTCTCCGGCGACGGGCACTTCCAGAGAGCGCCGCGGCCATGAGCGACTGGCAGGCACGCCTGGCCGCGGCGGTCGCCGAGTATCACCGGCGCCGCGAGTTCCGCGCCGTGCCATCCGGACGAGAACTGGAACGTCCCCGCGCGGCGGGGCTGCGCGTACGGCAACGCGAGAAATCAGACCGCGCCAAATGCCCGCCGCCTGACCCCGGAGGAACACCATGAAGATCGTTGAGGATCCACCGAACGTCCGTCCCCACCACCCGGCATGCGAACCCGGCGACGAGCGGATCACCCACACGTTCGACGCCGACGGCACCAACCGCCAGATCTGGCGCCAGGTCGGCTGGCACGGCCAGTCGGGTGCGTTCTACGCGCTGCCCGAGGACCCGAGCCGCTACGAACCGGGATCGTTCTCGCCGCTGTGGCTGCTCGTCGACGACGAGCCGGAACTGTCCCGCGAGGAACACCATGAGTGAACAAGAACGCGAGCGGTTCGCGGCGATCGAACACGAACGCTGGGCGCACTGGCAGCAGTGGATGCACGAGCAGTGCTACCCGGGCACGCCGTTCGGCGACATGGTCATTCCGCGGTCGCTGTATGAGCGCTGGGAGCGCCAGATCGCCACCAAGTACGAAGATCTCAGCGAGGACGAGAAGCGGCTGGACCGCGAACAGGTCGAGCGCTACTGGCCACTCGTCGAGAAACTTCTCGCCGAAGCGTACAGCCGCGGGTACCGAAGAGCAGTAGAAGCGCTGCGGGCCAAGGACGAGGAAGAAGCGGCCGAGTTCGAGCGCAGCATCCGCGAGAACCCGCGGTACTGGGACGGCTGGCCGTACGGGCACTTCTACCGCAAAGCCGCCGAGCACCTCGAATCCCTCGCCGCCGCACACAACGAAGGAGAGAAGACGTGAGCGAGAAGATTCACCCGGTCGCCGTTGAAATCGACGGCCGGCTCTGGTTCGATCTGCCGCTGCGCGACGGGCTGTGGTCGCTCGGCACGCTGCTGCGCGAGATCGGCTGGACGCCGCCACCGGAACCCGCCGGCATGCCGGTCTTCCCGATCAAGGCCAAGGACGCGCTGGCACCCGAAGCTGTGGCGGCGTACCGGGATCTGTGTGAGCGGTACGAACTGCACGACCAGGCGGTGCAGGTGCAGCTCGCGCTCGACGAGATCACGGCATGGCAGGCGGCCAACGAGGAGTTGCTGAAGCTTCCCGATCACCAACATGTCGGCGTGACCCCGTGACCACCACTCCCACCCCACCAGCAGCCATGATCGAAGCGGGCGCACGGGCATTGTTCAACCTTGATCGTCAGGCCGGACGTGACTGGTGGTCGGGAGCGACGCCGGCGCAACGCGGTCTGTATGAGGCGAAGTTCGCTGCCGCTCTCGCTGCCGCTCTGGGTGTGTGCGACGTACGCGAGGAGTGGGGCACCAAGATCTGGGTCGACGGCGGTGAGGACGAGGCGCAGGACGACTTCTTCGCCGGCTCATGCCGCGAGATCGCGCAGGACCGGGTGCGTCTGCATGTCGAGCGGCGAGCCGCCAACCCACCCGAGGAGCAGGTGACGGCGCGGCGCTGGCACGGAAACGCTCGGCTCATTCGCCGATTGTCGATCACCACCCCGGCTGAGCCGGTCGACACCGAGGGAGCACAGACACCATGAGCGCCTGGCGAGTGATCTTCACAGACAGCGAGATGCAGTCCGGGGTTGCGCCGGTTTGTCCCCAACCGGACGCGCACGCTATGAACTTCGGCGGCCCACCGGACGACCCGCACGTCTACGACGAGTGTTGTGTCGGCCCGCACATCGAGTGCTGGACGGAACGAGCAGCCGGCCGAGTCGCTGACGCACTGAACGAAGCGAATGCCGAGGAGTGTTCATGACCACCCCCACCCCGCCTGAGCCCGGCGGGCAACGCGCGGTTGCGCGCAAGACCGTGACGGACATTCTCGTGGACCTGTACGAGGTGGCGCCGTACGACTACGCCGACCGGATCCTGTCCGCCCTCGCCGACCGGGGTCTACTCCACGAGCCACACACCGGCGGCGCCCAGGATCTTCGCCAAGTCGAGGAGCTGATCGCGCGGGCATGCGCTGATCCGGGCTCGGTCTGCGCGCGGCTCTCCGACGAGACCGTAGCCCACTGGAGCGGCCACGCCGGCGCCGCTCTTCTCCACGCCGCCGGGCTGCTCGCCAGCGACCACAGCCCCGAGATCGGCAGACTCCGCCTCGAGGTGGCTGGCGCACGATCAAGCGAGCTGAGTGCCCACGAGGCGCTCAGTCAAGGTCTGGCCGACGCAGGCGAGGCCTACGCGCTGCTGGACGCCCACGACATCGGCGGCAGCGACGAACCGCTCAGCGAGCGGGTGCGGTTGCTCATCGCCGAACGCGACGATGCTCGTGTCGAGGTGGATCACCTGCGCGCCGAACTCGACCGAGCGCTCAGTGTGGTCCGGGCGGCCCAGCGTCTCGCGGACCATGGCCCGCTCGGCGTCCTCGCCATGACACTCACAGGTGATGCCCAGGCCGAGTGGGTGGTGGAGCGGGACCGCCGTTGGGCTGCTCTCCACAACGCGCTGAACGCCCAGGCCGCTCACACCGGCGGCGAGACGGAGCAACTGCGCGAATTCGAAGCTGCTTGCACGCTGCTGTGGAACGAGGGCGGAACCCGCGCCGTACCGATGTGGCGCGACCAGGGTGGGCTACCCGCCGCCGTCGACTGGCTTCTACGCCAGCGGGTGTTGCTGACCGAGCTGCTCGACAAGGCGGAGCGTGAACGTGACCAACTTCGCGACTACGTGAAGATCCGCCGCGCCGTCGAAGCGCCACCCACCGGCGGTAGCATCGTAGATCTTCGTCGCTGCAAGGGCTTCGTCTGGTACAACCCGCGCACCGGCGAGAAACTGATCCTGGCGCCGGCAGAGGTATCACTGATCTTCGGTGACGTTTACGTCGGACCCAGGACATGGCAGATGCCCGAGATCCCGGAGGACGTGAAGCGGGTGCGGGACAACGCGGGCGAAGAGTGGGTGCGTGCCGACGACGCGGCGGCAGGCCACTGGGAGGTCGACACCGACGACTCCACCCGCTACGGGCTGAGCAGCGAAGCGAACTTGATCCACCACGACGGCCCGCTGACGGAGGTACTCCCCGATGACAACTGACCGGAGGGACTGATCATGAACATGGTGTTTGACGCGACAAGCGTCGAGATCGACCAGCACCGGTGGTACGCCACGATCCGGATCGAGCGGCCCAACGACCCGGCCGTTGAGATCTTCATCTGCGCCGAGGGTGAGCACTCGGGGCTGTGGATGGGTGACCGAGCAGACCACGAGGAGCACGGGTGAGCACCTACCACGCCGACATCGAGCCCGACCCCCACAACGACCAGATGGCAGCCCAGGCCAACGAGGAGCTGGACTGGCACCTCGGCTCCACCCGCAGGGCCATGCACCAGGGCGGTCGGGTCGAGGTGATGACGCTGATCGCGTCGGCGTTCATCAACAACCCGGACGCGTACCCGCCGGAGCGGCTGGCGTCCATCCTCGCTGCTGCTCTTCTGCGGCTGGCCACGTTGGAACCGGAAGACTTCGGAGGTAGCGCCAATGGCTGACGAGATGAGCCCGAGCCAGCAGGCCGCGGCATGGCACGGCATGGCCACGAACACAGCCCGCAGCCAGGACGAACGGCTACGGCTGGCGCTTAAGGCCCTCGACCTCTATGAGGCCGAAGTGGAGCGGCTGTACGAGATCCTCGACAGTCTCGGCTACATGCCGGTGACCAGCGACTTCGGAGGTAGCGGATGAGCGGCAGAATACTCGACCCGGCGCTGAACTGGACGTGCGGGTTCAGCCCTGACGGGCCACTGGAGTGCCTGGACGTGGCGACGTGGCACGGTTTCATCCTCACCGAGGACGGGACACGCATCGAGTCGATGATGGCGTCCTGCGACGAACACCGAGTACGGATGAAGGCCGACGCCGAGCACCCGATGCAGAGCCCCTGTGGGATCACTGGCTCACGGTTCAGGTGGCCGGAGAACTTCTGCTACATCGAATGGGGCGACGGAGAGACCGTGCTGGCGGGCGAAGTGATGTTGGAGGCCGTCAATGGCTGATCCCGACATCCCCACCGAGGCCTGCTGGGCAGACCTGGACCGGCTGCAACGCCACGCACTGGGCTATCCCGGTGAGGTCGAGTACGGCGAGCACGAGGAGCGCACCGAGAGTGGCCGGTATGTGTGATGGTGCGCGACACTGAGCCGGTCACGCCCTACTGGTGCGAGCGGTGCCACGACTTCCACCCGTGTCCCCCGAGATCCAGTCCCTCGCCGAGGTGTACGGGGTCGATCGGACGGTACCCGAGTGAAGGTGCTGAGGAGAGCGGCATGAGGTCGGACAAGGAAATCCTCCGCGAGGTAGCGCGGCAGCTGCGGAAGCGCGGCGGCGGCGAAGCTGACCGGGCAGCGGTACTCATCGACTGGCTCGCCGAGGACGTTGATGTGTTCCGCGTGCCACCACGCGAGCCATGACCGACCCCTGCCCACGCTGCGAGCGCCCGCTGCGCCCGGGTGAACGCTGTGTGCCGTGCGTGCTCTGCGCAGTCCGCGACACCCACCGGCCCAACGTGTGCGACGTGTGCCGGCGAGGGTTGCGGCTGGACCTGGTGGAACTCGTCGACCTGACCGCGCTGATCTCCTCGGCGCTGGCTCCCAGCCGAGGGCATGGTCAGCGGGTCTCCGGCACAAGGGAGCTGCCCGCGGGCGCGCGGGTCGGGCTGCTCGACATGATCGTGGCCGGAGCGCCCCGCGACGCGGTCACCGAGCCGCTGGTACCCAAGGTCCGCACTCACTACGAGGACCAGGAGATCACCTACGAGGGTCAGACCTACGTCTACACCCTGTGGTGGCGGGAGGTCGTCACCGACGAGGCGGGAGCACCGGTCATGGTGCCGCGGGGCGACCAGGTCGGCCATCCGCCCGTCGCCGCCGTCCTGGACCAGTGGGTGCGCGACTGGCTGGGCTACCGCACCGCCGGTGAGAACCCACCCGACCCCGACGTGGCGTCGCTGGGCAACTGGCTGCGGGTGCGCACCGACTGGGCCTGCGACTTCCACCCCGCGGTCGACGAGTTCGCAAGCGAGGTCCGGGCCATACTCAAGCGGCTGCGCACCGCGCTGTCCACCGCCCGCCACGTGATCCGTCTACCCGAGCCCTGCCCGTCCTGCGACCTGAAGGTGCTCACCCGCGTCTCCGGCACCGACCAGGTGCGCTGCGGCAACCCCGACTGCCGGCGGGTGTGGCATGTCGACCGCGCGGTGGCGGTGCTCGCGTCCCGACCCAACAGTGCCGCATGATCGAGGCATGGATCGGCTCTACGGTAGCGGCGAGGTCGGACAACTCGTCCTCGACGGCGTCTGCGGCGCGGCGGTCACCACGATCGTCGCGGCCGAGATCGCCGGCGTCGCCGCCGCGACCGTCCGCTCCTGGGCACACCGGGGCAAGCTGCAACCAGTCGGCTACGACACCCTTGGTCGAGCCCTCTACGACGCCGCCGACGTGATCCGTGTCGAACGTGACACGCGCCGTGCTTGCGCAGGTCGCCCGCGATTGCAACACTGATCGCCAACAGGACCACTATGCCCCGGACACCGAGTCCGGGCATCTTGACGTCTGGAGACAACCATGACCGAGCCCGAAGCCCCCGAGGTCGAGGAAGCCGTCGCCGCAGAGGCGGAGGCTGCCGCCGAGGAAACCGCGGAGCCCGAGACGGCCGAGCCTGAGGCCGGCCCCGAGGAGTAATGCGCCGCACCTTCGCCCGCACCTCCGGGCGCAAGGGCCGCGGCTGGCGCGAATGCCAAGCCGTCGTCCGGGCACGGTCCGACATCTGCTGCTGGTGCGGGCACCCCGCAGCCCTTGACGTCAACCACGACCTGGGCCTAGTCGAGGCTCGAGCACTCGGTGTAGCCAACGACCCCGACTACTGCTCCCCGATCCACGGCATCAGATCCCGCTGCCCGGTCTGCCCCAAGCGGTGGAGTCCGCGACTCAAGACCTATGTGCGGCGGGCCTGCAACAGCGAACTGGGCAACCGTCCGCTGCACGAGGCGCTCCGTAGCCGCGGCGGCTCGAGGAGATGGTGATGCTCACCGTCGGGGATGTGGTCGTCGACTTCGATGCCATCGCCCAAGCACTGGGCAGCCCCACACCCCCCACGACCACAGCCCGGCGATCCGACACGTGAGCATGATGGCCAGACGCGCCGCGATCGACGCCGCCATCGTCGTGCACACCCGCGGTGCAAACAGTGTGGATCGTGGACTGCAACATCACCCAGGGGCGCATGCTCGCCTACCGGGCGGCCGGGGCGCAAATCGTGGACCTCTCCCACATCGACCGGGACACGCTGCACGAGCGGGCAAGGTCAGAGCGCCCGCGACTGTGGCACAAACTGATCAACGAGTGGCAGCCAGCCGCCGCACCAACGGGCTCCCGCACCTGGTGACGGAGGGTTACATGTCTACGTTACGCAGGGTGAACAGGTCTCAGTCTTCACGCCCACGCGCGCACCAACCTGAGCAACCTCCCACTGATCCCAAGCCTCTGACCAGCACAAACGTGCGGGTGGAGGGGGGCGGGGCCAGCACGCAAAACGGACATATGGGGGAC